CGCAGACCCACGGATCAGACCACCCGTCCCATTCCGGGTGTATCTTCTGCCAGTAGATCTGAAACATGCCGGCGGCGGATACCATGGTGCCGGGGCTTTCGATCGTGAAGCCACCGCCGATGTCGCGCGCGCCGAAACCGTCATCGAGCGTGCTGTCCTCGAAACCTTCTGCGCGCGCGTCGTCCTCGCTGATAGACGTCAACCGCTCAATCCGAACCTCGGTGACTTCGAGCGTGATGCGACTGGCCCAACGGGGCATATGGATTGAGGGCACCCAGGGCGTGTTGCTCGGAGCGTATTTGTCGTCGGCGCGGTAGAATATATTGGAGACAGGAATGTCTCGCGGTTTCATTTTGGCAAAGAGGCTATGCGGTTTCCATGCCTCCCTCACCCACAACCGATCACCAACCTCCCAGCGCAGGCCACGCAATTCAACCCAGCGGCCATCCTGAAATTCGCTGAATCGCACGGACGGGCCGCCAGGGACGACAATCACTTCCTCAATGTCTTCACCCGGTTGCGGGTTTAGGAGGCGTCTCGTCTGAGTTTTCGGGTCAACCGGACGCAAGATCGAGCGTACCATCGGCGCGCCAAACAAGATTGGTCCGTCAGCCATCACGTGTCCTTCGCGGGCGCGGGGCGGTTCATGCGGCAATCCTCTCCTGGCGCCTGCGCTCATTTTCGGTCTTATGGTGTGCCCCGTGGCACGATGCGCAAAGCCATCTCACCTCCAATGGTTTGCTGTAATCGTCATGGTGAGCATGCAATCGCTTAACAGTTCCACATTGCTGACAATCAGCGGGTTTGATGACCAGACCCTTTCTGCGAGCGCGGGCAAAAACTGAACGTGCCCTGGCCTTCGTCGGGTATTTATGGCGGTACTTTTTCTGATAGATGCGTTTGACTTGAGTAGGCAGATGGGTAGCTATCTCTTGTCGCTTTGCCACACGATGCGGGGCATCGGCACGCGACCTATCATATGCCTGGATGCGATCAAGATTAGCCTCCCGATGCACTGCGACTCGCGTTTTCACGCAAGTCTTGCATTTGTTTAATCGACCATCGGCCATTCTGGCATGAATGTAGAAATCCTCGATCGGCAGATTTCTATTGCACTGACGACAGATTTTCATCCTATAATCTCACTGCCAATTAGGACTAAATGGGACTTCATCATCGAGATCAGAGCCGGTCGATCCACCACGCTCCCACTGCGGGTTGCCCTTGGCATCCGTGCGGTCCGGCTGGCGCGTCTCTGACGGAGCGCGCGATTCCCCGCCGTCACGCGGGGTCGAAACGATGGTCAGTTCCCCGCCAAAGTTGGGAAGCACGACCTCGGTGCTCAACCGTTTCTCGCCGTCGCGGCCGGTCCATTCTCGGGTGCGGACCTCGCCAATGACATGCAGTCTCGCGCCCTTCTTGATGTAGCGGTCGATAACCTTCACGAGGCCCTGATTAAAAACGACGATGCGGTGCCACTCAGTACGCTTCTGCCGCTCACCAGTCCGCTTGTCGGTCCAGGTATCCTCCGTGGCGATACTCAACGTGGCGATTTGATCACCACTGGTGAGGGTTTTGATCTCCGGGTCGCGCCCGACGTTGCCCATGATAATCGCCCGGTTGACAGAGCCGCTCATCCGATTGCCCACGCGCCACTGTCTGCCGCCAGGAGTTTGTTGAAGTCCTCAACGGATTGATGTGCTCGACCGATCAGCCCTTGCCAGCCGTTCTCGCGGATCATGTCGCAATAGAATTCCACATCCTTCTCGAATTTCAGAAGCGCTCGCTCAAGTTTGTCAATCTCGTCCTGATAGTTGGCACGCTCGTAGCGCGAATGGATCGGATTCATGCCGGGATGGTAAACCCACAGGTCCCATGTTTCGAATTGAGAAACCAGCATAGAACCGACAACCTGCCATTTGTATTTGACGAACTCTTCATCTGGCTTTTCAGCCTGCCCGTCGATCTTTTCCTTGGCTTCGAGCCATGCCGGGCCACCGGGACATTTGATTTCAACGCCAAGCAATCGATTGGTGCTGACTCTGTCCGGTGAACATGCCCACAAACCGTTGGCGGAAATGACCAGTCCGATACCGTCGGTGATGACGCCATATTTTTCCGGGTTTTTTTTCATCAAGACATGGTACGCGGCGACAGCATCGGCCTCCATGATCTTGCCTCGCTCAACGGCGGAAAGATGGCTGATCGATCGCTCAGTCTGCTCTTGCAACATTCTACCGCACGCAACCTCCCGCGCATATTTCCTGGCTCCGGCCGCATATTCCCCGCGAGACGGAGTTATTATCCGATGGAAGTTGGAGGCGGTCGCTTTGCCAAGGCGCGCGATTTCCCACTCGAAAGACCCTTGTTCCAGATCAAGAAGGAATGTGGGGTTCTCCATTATATTTGCGCCCCCTTGCGCACGCGGGCCTCGTTAACCTGTGCTTCGAGCACCAGCAGGCGAACCACCTTCGGGTAATCCTCTATTCGCACATCGAGATAATTGCCGATCAGATAGTCGAGCTTCGCGTCTGTCTTGAACCAATCCTTGATTGCCTCGGCCCGTTCCTCTTTTGGCAACCCGTCCCCGATCCCGGCTTGTTGTACCAATACCCGAATACGTTCCGCCTTCTCTCGGCCATCTTTGTCGTTACCGATCGGCATCACTCCACCGAGGGCACCGTCATTATCGTCGTTCTTCCGAATAACGTCGAAAAACCCAATCGCATTGTATTTGCGGCCGTAGGAATCCGTGCTGCCCGCCGCCTGGGCGTTGCTGCGCCCCGGACCGCTGTCCAGCGCCAGCGGAAATGACGCGGTGATCGAGTGACCGCTTCGATGGCGCAGCGTGCTGATCACTTCCAGGCCGCCTCCGTCGCCTTGTCTGGGCTTGCGGTCATGCGTGATCGAAAACCCGTACTTCGTCCGGATCGGCCGGAGCATCTCGTCGATCGCGTCAAGGCTGGCGTAGTTGTAGCTGCCGAGGTCTTTGCCATCCTTGATCAGCTTTACCTCGGAACTGCGCACCACGGCCTGACATTCGGCTTGTGCGTCCGCCATGTCGCGATTGAACCATGCCTCGCGCTCCTCGGCGCGCAACTCCTTGGCCATGGAGCGCAACTCGGCCAACACGTCCTTGTCGATCGCGCCGCTCTCCCGCCGCGAGGCTTCGATCACGGCCATCGCCAGTTGCGCGGCGGCGGAAGCGCCGCTTGGCACGATTGGCGGTTGCCCCCGCTCGACGGTGGCGACGTCCTGGGCGCCCGTGAGCGGGTTCTCAGTGGCGGTCACTGATTCGGCTTCGATGACTTCGTTCATGGTTAGTCGTCCTCACTGTAGTCGTTGTCGTGCATTTCGGTATCGCGCTCATCGCCCATGTCCGCGACGGTGCCCTCAAGCAGTCCTACGGGAAGCGTTGAGCGGATCGCGGGAGGCAACTGGTAGTCGTGGTGTGGTTGCCGTTTGAAGGCGACCTCAGCCGAGCATGGCGTCTCGCGGTAGATCGCCGCGCCACCGTGAAACACGACAGGCAGAAGTTTGTCATCAAACAGCGGCTCAATCGCCAGCATCTTGGTCCCATACCGCTCGACCTCCGCGACGCGGCCGACCATCGTTGTATGACCGAACAGTTCAATGATGGCCCAATCGCCGGGAGGATATTCGATCGGTTTGTCGGCTGCTTCGCTCATGCTCTACTCCTCAATGAATTTCCCCGGCTGCACGCGCCAGGAGCGGTGTCGGTATCGCCACGCCGTTCGCCTTGACATAGAAATCCACGGCCAGCACGCGCTGCACGGCGTTGCCCTTTTCTTCGGCCTCAATCAGCCGTGTGGCGCGTTCGAGTATCCGGTCCCGCTCGGCATAGTCGCCACGTAGGATGGCCTGATACGCGAGGCGCAGGGCTTCGGAGGCAGTGGACGGCTGGGTCATGGCCGCATGACCGGTCCCTCGACCGAGGACAGCCGCAATCCCCGCTCCAAAATCGGTTCGATGATTTCCTTGATGGAGCGCGGCCCTTGGCCTGACTGGTGCGACAGGACCACGGTGCGGAACGTGCAGCGGTCGGGCTTCACGACCACACGTTGATTGCCGATCTCAACGCCGTCATCGCCGTATTCGATCAGTGCCATCTCGACGATGTGCGGCTGCTTGGGATCGTGGCTGCGGGCATTCCAATCCGGAATCCCGGTTGTTTCAAAATCTATGGCGATGGTTGTCATGGTAACGCGCCCTCCTTGGCAGGTTGAACGGAGATCAGGCGTCCATGCTCCGCACGATGGCATCGATGACACAGCCACTCGACCTCAAGCGGTTTCGAGTAGTCCAGGTGATGCGCCTCCGCTTTGGCGGCCGAGCATCGTAAGCACGGCTGGCGAATTAGCTTTCCGCTCGTGACCGCGTGGTTAACGGCTGTTCGCGCCGAGATTTTCTCTGGGTTTTTCGCTCGCTGCCTGATCCCGGTCACACGCGATGCTGCTTTTCCGGCTGGGGTCTTCTGATAGGCTGAGGTGCGCTCGATCACTCGCTGTGGATCCGCGCGATATAGATCCTTGCCGTAAGCACGACGGCTATCGCGGTTGATTACCGCATATTTATGCCAACTCTTTCGTGCGCCAACTCTGGTGCAAGTCGGCGAGCAGTACTTTCCCTGGCTGTGCCGCGTCTCAAACACGGTCTCGCACACGGCACAAGCGACAGGATAGGGCATCATCCGCCCTTTTTTCACAGCAAGTTGCCTGCTGCTGTTTGTTTCTTCGGCTCTTTGCCTTTGGCCGCGGAAACTGGTTCCGTTGGCGGCGGATGACCAGCCAAATGCCCATCTTCAAGAGTGAAGCCCACCTTCTCGCCATTTGATACGGACTCCACCCATACCTGCATGTCCGCCTTGTCCGCCATCTCGGCGAGCAGTTGCAGTCCCTCGTCGTCCAGGAGGGAACCGTCGCGCACCCGGATGACCCGCAGCGTGCCGGCGGTCGCGATGGCGATGGCGATCGAAGTCCGAAGCTGCTGCGCGTCGGATGCCTGGTCGAACGGCAGGCCGTCGATTGTGACAAGTCCATCGCCGAAGCCCAGACCGGGCACCGGCAGTTCCGCCGCCGCGATGGCGTCGGCCTTCATCTTGTCGCGGCCCTCCATGGCGGTGGTCAGGTTCAACGAGGTTGCCTCCAGGCGCTCCGCCTCGGCGATGTGCTTCGCGCGTTCATCGCGCGACCGGATGGCCTGATTGGTCCACCGCGCCTCGGTGATTTTCACTGTCAGAGCCTCGGTGTCGACTTTCGGTGACAATGGCGCCGCACGGTCTAACCATGCGCGAAGATCAAGCGAATCTCTCATCTTCCGGGCGGCTTCCTCTCTCTCCTTGCGCTCTGCGTCAGTCTGGGCGACCGTCCGCTCCGCGATATTATCTTCGAGGCGCTGCTTCGCGTCTTTCAGTAGCAATTCCAGGCGGTGGATTTCCTTGCCGAGTTCATCCGAGCGGCGATCGAAGGGCAGCGCGGTATGGTTCCTAAGGCCAACCAAAGCATCAGGGTCAAGCATCCCTTCTGCCTCATCCTCAAGTTCCTGGGCATCCTTAACGGCCTTCGCACGCGCCGCAGCGTCCCTTTCAATCGAGGCGTTGTATTCTCCAGCACCGGCCAGTTCGGCCGTCAGCGCCGCTTCGTCAACCGGCTGCGTTTCCGCGTCGATTGAATCCGGCACATGGACCATCTCGGCCGCGGTGCGCGCCCGCTTCGCGTCCCGGTTGGCCTCGGTGCGCTTGTCGAAGTCGGATTTGTTCCTCGCGGCAATATCATCGAAGTCGATGTCCTTCACGAATGCTCGCAAGATATCGAACTGCGCTTTGGGCTTTTCCCGCGTGAACGCCAGCGGGTCCATGGTGATCCGGCCCATCAACTTGTCCATCGCCTCTTGCGGTGACGGCGCGCGGAACCCATCGGCGCTTTCGACTGTCAACGTGGTGTTGAAGCCAGGCCCGTCCTTTCTGGCGCGAATGGTCCGGGTGGCGATCAGTTCCACTTTATCGCCGCCGAGGGTCAACTGAATGGTGGCCTTGTCGGCGCCCTTGCGGATCGGCACCGATTGCAGGTGGGTCGCACCCTCCAAAGTACACCAGATCGCATCAAGGCACGACGTCTTGCCGCTCCCATTTTTGCCGGTGATCTGCACCAGATTGCCGTCCGGCTTGATCTCGACGACAGAGATGCGCTTGAAATTCTCCGCCGATAACTTGAGGATTTTCATGCCGGTTCTCCCTCTGCGGTGGGAGGAATGATCGTGGTCGGGAGCGCCGTGTGGAGCATGTCGGCGAGCGCGCGCAGCAGCGTTTCCGACTGACGAACCTTGTCCTCGTGCTCCCTCAGTTGCCCGAGATATTCGTGAGTTTTCTCGACCAGGATTTTTGTGCCAATGGGAAACGACGCATCAAACTTTTGATACTGCGGGATTGCCGCGCCTGGAACTTCAAATGGCCATCTGTATCCGGCCGCTCTCGTGAGTTCTTCGCGGGTGGCTTCCACCAGATACCCGTTGTATGTGCTGCCGATGATTTTCACTGTGCTGCTTCCTTGGTTTTTACCGGCGTGTGTGTCGCCGCGATGTATTCCCGATCGTGGATGAAGATGTGGTTCGCATCGGTCACGCCCATGCGCGCCAGAGCATCGCAGGTGGCACGAAACTCTGGCATCCCCGACATGCAGTGAGGCCCACCCAGCCGCGCCAGCAGATCGCAGGCATACCGCCGGCTGTTCGCCTCCATCGCGGTGACCTCGGCTATCATGCGGTCAAAGGCGGTCTCGTAAGCGAGGTGCCTTGCCCGATTGCTTTCCCGCATTGCCGTGGTGCGACAGGCGTTCATGTCGCGGCGGAACACGGCATGGGTTTCAACGGTCAGCATTGGCGACCTCCTCGCGGATGAAATCGCGGAGCATGTCCTCGAACGAGGGCTGCGGAGGCTGCGGGACTTTGGGCTGTTTGGACAGCCGGATAATGCCGGTCTTGACCAGGCATTCGTCGCACCAAAGGGCTTTGTGGTGCATCGCGTTGTAGCTGAAGTCCTGATGCTCGTTGCCGGATATCGCGATGCAGATCAACCGCATGTGACGGCGGTCAGATTCCTTGCTGTGCATATCGGCGTTTTGGGTGTGCCCGCACAGGTCGCAGGTGTGTGTGGTGACGATGGCCATCAGTAAGCCTTCCATTCGATGTCAAAAGCATCCACCACGGACCCGCCCGTGCTGTCGCCGTTCCAGCGACCAAGACGGATCAGCGTCGGCCCACTGACGTATGTGCAGTAGCCGAAACGGTACTCAATCGAGCCCTTTGGTCTCCACCAGACCATTGAGCCGGGAGGCGGTCTGTTCATCACCACCCCATACTTTCGTCCAGATCGCGGTGGGCTTCTTCGCGTTCCTCTTGCGCCGCGTCACGAGCCTCCCGCTCGCAGACAAGTTTCCCGCAGGTGTCGCGGCGGTCGTAGTATTTTGCTTCGATGAAGCCCATGCCGCCACCACAAACCCAGCAATATCTCTGCTTCCCAGACATTATTCGTCTCCCTCATCACTCTCGCTGTCCTCATCATCGGCGGGCCGCGCGATCTTCGGCGCAGGCAATTCGATGTAGGCGATGACCGAGTTCGCGATCTGCGCGATCAGCGGCGCGTTGTCCGGGTCTTGGGCGAGGACCATGATGACGCGCAGGGCTTTGTCACAGACCGGCATCGCCCGTAGGGCCATGGCGATGTCGCCCTCTGTGCCATCGGACAGTTGCCCTCGCGGATTGACCAGAGCGACCTCAGTGCCGCCCCACATGACGGAGCGAGTGATTGCGCCGTCCTCCGCTTCGCACGTCCAGTCGCCACCCCCAGGTGTGACAGCCGCGATGACCTCCTTGTCCACCGCATACGGTCGGCGCTTCTCCGCCGCGTAGTAGGCGGTGTTGATCTTCATTTTGTCGTCGGTATCCATCAGGCTTCCCCTTCCGCGCGCCGTCTCTCGGCCGCCGCTTTCAATGTTTCATTCGGCTCGGGCGGATTCAGCAGCGCCTGGACGAACGCCTTGCTGTCGCGTCTTCTCAAAGTCCATTGAGCGTGCTCGGCCACGACCTGCCGCGCATTGAACAGAGCATTCCCGACAACGAACGCTGATACGCTGATGTCCTCTATTGAGGCGGCGCGCTCGATCAGTTCCTTGTTCTCTTTGGACAGACGAATGTCGATTCGTTCTTTGTTCATCAGAATCCGTTCTCCATCAGTGCCCAGGTCAGTCGGGGTTGCAGCACCGAAAACCCTTCCTCGGCCTGTGCGAGGTGGCGCGCAGCCAATCGGATGCAGTGTCGTGCACGGGACCGCCGGGCCAGATACGCGCGGTAGCTCCATTTCAGGCTGGCGACATCCCGTGATCGACAATCATGCAGGAACGATAGCTCATCACGCGCCGCGGCCAGAAACCAGCCGCACCGGTACGCGTCCCACGCCACCGTGGTCCTGGACGTCATCGGGCCCAGTTCCTGCCGGGTCGGTTGCCCGCCGCAGGCGTTGAGGATTGTGCTGGCTCGGGCTGCGAGGCGGTGCGGGGAAATCACGGGAGAAGCGCCCAGAGCGTGACAGCGCCAGCCACGGCGACCGCCGCGACGTAACTCCCAACGGTGACCCAGACGCGCCACGGGATCGGCACGCGCATCGGCTCAATCCGCTGCGGACGATCGCTGGTGAAGGGCATGTTCATCGCCGGTCCTTCTCGACCTCGAAGCGAACATCGATGTTCCAGTCCATTTCGGCGGACTTCGTGATCGCCTTGGCGACGGCGCTGACCACACTCTCTGCCGCCAGTCCCTGACGAACGAGTTCCGTGATCTCGTGCGTCCGTTCGCGGATCACCTCGCCAACCGCTTGACTGACCGCGTTCCGGATGCTGTGACCGACCAACCAATCGAGATATGGTAATTTGTTGTCGCTCGAGTACCGGGCGATGTTGCCGTTATCGTCCACCTTCTGATGCAGCGCCGACTTCACAAGCGCCTCGATTGCATCCGGCGCGCTGTTCAGTGCCTGAATTACTTGAGCCTGGATGATCGCCTTGACCATCGCTCCCATATCATCTGACATCGATTTATCCTGTGTGGAATGAGGCCGACCCAGGAGAGCCGGCCCCTTTGTTCCCAACTTTGTCGAAACGTCAATTTGACTGTGCGTTACGTCCTCATGCTGAACCTCCCTCCTGAAGTGAGCCGCCATGGATTTGTTGCCAAGGCGGGCTCGGATGGGAAATATCTCTAACAACGAATTCTGTCAACGACAGATTGATCGTTGTTGACGAATTTTGTTCTCGGTGCGATATGCGTGGCATGAGCAAGGCAATTCATCCTCTTCGTCGGTGGCTTTTCGAGCATCAAGAGACATTGGCGGAGTTTGGCGCCCGGTCAGGGATCGCTCAGGGCTATCTTTCCGAAATTCTCAATGAAAAGAAGCGGCCAAGCCTGGATGTGATTGATAAGATCACCATCGCAACGGCACGAGACATCACTGCCAACGACTTCCAGCGAGTTCCCGAATCCGAATCCGCCGCAGAATAGTCAGAGCGGGCCATCCCGGTCCGCGAAGGAAGGGTTGAGTTACATGGCACGACCGAAAAAAGGCGCGACGCCGAACGGATCATCGGCTCCGAGCGAGTCATTCAACGATCAGGGGGCGGATCCACCGCAAAGCAATGTCCCGCCGGCGCTGATCGCCAAGGCGCTGACCGATATGCTGGACTTCGATACCCGCATCGCCAGTCTGGCGGGCCTCAAGGGCGCGGCGATCAATCGCTACGAGCAACAGGGTGTCGACCGGGAATTGCTGGCCGCGACGGTCAAACTTGGTCGTAAGGATCTGGACAAGGCCATGGCCTTTATCATGGGCCTGACCCAGTACGCGGTCGCGGGCGAACTTATTCCGCCGCGGGCTGACGATCGGTGGACGATGTCGGTTCAGCAGGCAGAGATGTTCACCCCAGCGACGGGCGACGTCGCCGATGAGCTGCGCATGGCCCGCGCCCGCAAGCAGGGCTGGCAGGCCGGCAAGAAGGGGCACGCGCTGGAAAGCAACCCGTACTCGAGCAAGCCCGGATCGCCCGAGTTCGTCGGCTGGCGCGATGGCCATGGCGATGGGATCGCGTTGCGCAGCGAACTGAAACCCGGTTCCGAGAACGTGCAGCAGGCGACCGGGACGCCGAAGCCGCGTGGCCGCCCGCGCAAGGAGCAACCTCCCGTCGATAGCCGGACGCAACTTGAAAAGGACACGGACGCATTTCGCCAAGGATCGGCGTCGGCGCCTGATACGATCCAGTGAGCAACCTCGGGCCCGGGAAAGTTCTGGGGCTCGACCTGTCGCCGACGGTCGGATGGGCATTCGGCCGTCCTGGTGACAGGGAACCGCGGTGGGGGGCTGTCGTGCTCCCCAAGGACAAAGGATACGGCGCGGTCTGTGCGGCTCTTGAGGACTGGCTGGACGAGTTCATCGAGACCGAGCGACCAGACCTGATCTCCTATGAGGACCCGTTGGCTCCGGATCAGCAAGGCAGTCGCGAGTCATGCGTCTACAACTACGGATTGCCGTTCGCTGCGAGAGGGTGCGCGCATCGGGCGCGGGTCCCGATCGTCTCTCACTCGCTCGATACGCTCCGTGGTGCTGTGATCGGTCGGACCCGCCTGACCGACATGGAAAAGCGAGTGCGACCGCAACTGACCGTCAAAACCGCGATCATCGCGCCCTGGATCAAGTCGATGGGTTGGGACATCACCGAACCGAATGCGCGCGATGCTGCCGTGGTTTGGAGCTACGAGTGCGGGATCAGGCATGCCGATTTTCGTAAGCGGCGGGCCGCGTGATGGGCACGACCTCAGACGCCGCCAGGGGCAATACGAACCGACACCGGCCAAACCATGCTCCGGATGTGATCGACCGCGCTCGTGCCCTGTGGGACGAAGGCAAGACGGCATCCGAGGTCGCGTGGTTCCTGGGGATCACCCGGGAAGCGGTCTGCGCCATCGCGCGGCGGAATGATTTCCCGGCTCGGCCACCGTCCGGCCGGTTCACCGTGCGATGAGACTCCTGACCGGCAACAAACGCGCTTACTCCGTTGGCGGCCAAGCCCGGTTCAAAAACCCCGTGGTGACAGAACCAACGCCGCGAACATGGGCGGCACTGGCGCCGTCCGCGCCGCCAGTGGTCGAGGCACGCACGATGTTCCCAAGCCGCGTCTTCGATGCCTCTGAGCGCAATCAGGTCCTCATCGAGGGCATCAACAATGCCAAGACCGGCAACCAGATCATGGTGGGCCCGTGGGCAGGCATGCGGCACTACAATCTATCGCTGGAAGAGCGCGCGACCTGCCCGCGATCATGTGCGTGCTGGGCCGAGTGTTTTGGTAACGGCATGCCGATGGCCGTCCGGTTCCGCTATAATCCCGCGCTGATGATGAGCCTGGACGGCGAATTGGAATGGCTGTCGATCCGGCACCCCAAGGGCTTCTCAGTCCGACTGCACATTCTCGGCGACTTTCCCGATTTGGCCTACCTTCGCCAATGGGTAGAGTGGTCGGATGCGCTCCCGGAGTTGCACGTCTGGGGATACACGGCGCGGCCGTCCGATAGTGCGATCGGCAAAGAGATCATGGCGATGAACGTCCGCCGGCCGGGCCGGTGGCAGGTTCGTTTCTCCGTGGCCGAGGACACGCCATACGCCCCCATGCAGGTCGCTACGACCTGGAAGAAGCCAGAGCGATATGCCTTTGATCCTGCGACAAAATCGCTCATCTGCCCGCAGGAGATCGGTAAGACGGATCACTGTTCGACGTGCGGCATCTGCTGGAATCCGAAGCTTGCGCACGTCCGGGTGCGGTTTCTCGGGCACGGGAACGTCAATGGGAAGCGTAGCGGCCGCCCCGCCAAAACCCACGCAAAATATGCACGTCCTATTCCTGAGATACGCAACACGCTGCCCCCGTTGCCCTCCGAGCGGTTTGAGTCCGTCGAGGCGTTCATCGCCGCCCGCGGTGTTACCCGCCTGCCGCCAGCAAAGGCGCGCGGGCTTTGATTAATTTCTTACCAGAGGAAACGACAATGCGAGTTGACACCATGGATGCCGTCGCGACGTCCGAGACATTGGGCCAGTCGGTCAAGGACGCCGGCACCGGGAAGTACTGCGGGTTTCTGTTGGTCGAGGCGCTACGCGATAAGGGTTACCGCCTCGTGCTCGAACAACTTCCCATTGAGGTCGATCTTATCGATGATGCCAAATTGTCAGACATCAGGCGTCTGGCATCGGCCGACGAGACGAAAGCCGCCTGACTGTGAGGAACACCCTCGGCTACACCCTCAATCCCGACCAGGAGCGCGCGTACACCGAGGTGATGGAGTCGATCAAAGCCCGGCGGCATCATCTTGTCACGGGCGATGCCGGCAGCGGCAAGACGGTTCTAATGCAGGTGATCGCCGCCACCCTTCACGAGGGATGGAAGCCGGTGGCGATCAGCGCGCCGACGCATCAGGCATGTGGCGTCGCCCGTAAGAAGCTCCGCGCCGGCGGTGTTGATGTCGGTGTCTGCACGCTGCAGACGCTGCTCGGGCTGACGCCGAAGCCACGCGGCGATAAACTGATCTTCACGCGCAATCCGAAAGCCGAGTCGGTCAATGCCGACATCGTGTTCATCGACGAGACGAGCATGGTCGGAACCGATCTTTATCAGCACATTGAGCGATGGCTGGACGGGCGGGCGGTCATTTTCTTCGGCGACGAGGGCCAACTATTTCCGGTCGGGGAAGGCCGCAGCCCGACATTCGATACCGAACACCATAGCCACCTGTCCAAACCAGAACGGCAGGCCGAGGACAACCCTGTGCTCGCCGCCGCCTGGGAGGTCCGAAAGTGCCAGACCGACGGGCCGAACTGGGATTGGTGCAAGCCGGCGCACAGCGGCGCCTATGGCGTGTTCGTGCCGCGCGAGCCAGGTGTATGGCTCAAGAAAGCGTTCACCAGTGAAGAGTTCAACGCCGACAGCCTGGCTTTTCGATATCTGTGCTGGACGAACAAGACGGTGGCGACGACGAACATCCGGATCCGCCAGTGGCGCTACGGCCCGACCAACACGCCATTCGTGGTCGGGGAGCGCGCGCTGATCCGCGAAACGCTGGTCGAGCGGCGCAAGATCATCCTCAACACGAACGAGGAAGTGATTGTCCGGGAGATCGGCAAAGACAACCGTGCCGGCCTCCCAACGTGGCGCATGGTGGTCGAAACCGAGGACAAGAAGGCCGTCGAGGTCCACATGCCGGCCGATGAGAGGGCCTATCAGGCGAAGCTGACGGCCATGGCGGATACCGCGCGCCGCAATGGCGAGTGGGGCCGATTCCATGCCTTCAAGCAGTCACTGGTGACCGCGCAGGCCCCCTATACGCTCACCGTACACAACAGTCAGGGCCTTACAATGCGTAATACCTTCGTCGACATCCCGGAGATGCGCCGTTGGGTGGGCAGCAACCGCGGCGAGGGACTCCGAGGTCTGTACGTCTCCGCCACCCGGCCGACGCACGGCCTGATCTGTGTCGAGGGATGAGGCGCAACATTGTTTTGTTCTTGTTCTTAGGCCACGCGAAACACCGCATTTGTAATGTTACGTCGGGTATCGGACACTTGACACGCTACCGATTCAATATTCCATTCCCCCCTTCGAACCAAGGACACGCCAAAATGAGAGGCAAAGACCCGACGGCGGTCAATCTGACGATCCAGTTTGATCAGGATATGTGGTTGGAAATCGAGGACTTTCGGACTGGATTTCGTCCGATCCCATCGCAGTCTGAGGCGGTGAGGAGACTCGCCAAACGATCCCTTGTGGCTATCAAAAAGGAACGCGAAACCGCACCCGCCTGACGCGCGTAAAGTGTCAACCTCCGCCACTTAAAGACTGAACAGCGCAACCATAAGGATTCGCGCTGATGCCGGATGATGCTCCCTATCCCGGCCTGTCACTCCGCGCACAACCTTCAAACATTGAAGCGGAACAGGCGATCCTTGGCGCGTTGCTGTACAGCAACAATGCGCGGGATCGCTGCGTCGGTTTGTTGCCTGAACACTTTTACGATGCCGAATTGGGCAGAGTTTATGCCCGCATCATCGAGCGGATCGACGCCGGTAAAACTGTTTCCGGTGTCTCGCTGAAGGGCGAGTTTCCGGATGCGGTGATCGCCAACCTGCTTGCTTCCATGATCGCCATCACCACGGTCGCGGAATACGCCGAGGTCATCCGGGAATCCTGGGTGCGCCGTCAGGTCATCGGCATTGGAGAGCAGGCGATCGCCTCCGGTTTTACGCCGGATCCAGGTTCGGATGGCGTCACGCTAATCTCGGACCTCGTCGCGTCACTGATGGACGTGTCGGAGGTCGCCTCAGTTGAACCCGCCACGGGTTGGGCCGAGTCAGTCGACACCGCCACGGACGACGCGGACAGGGCCTACCGGACCGGCCAGGTCGACGGGCTCATGACTGGTATCGGAACTCTGGATGACCTTTGGGGCGGGCTCTGGCCTGGCGCACTGGACATGATCGCCGGCCGATCTGGACACGGCAAAACAGCCCTCGGCATGCAGATCGCCGAGGCCATCGCGCGTGCGCTTCCCGCGGGCCAATCGGTGCACATCGTCTCGTTGGAAATGACCCGCAAGGATCTCGCGGTGCGGATGCTGGCCAGTGCCACCTCGATTCCGTCCGACGATATTCGGCAAGGCAAACTCACCGACGCGCGCACTTTGGCGCTGATCCAGGTTCGAAAAGAGTTGCGGGCACTTCCCCTGTCCGTTGATGACCGGACCGGCATGAGCCTGACCGAATTGTGCATCGGCGCCAGGATCGCGGTCCGCCGGAAGGGTGCGAAACTGATCGTCATCGATCATCGCGACCTGATTAAACCCGACAAATCGATGGCCCGTTTGTCCCGCACGGAACAGGCTCAGGCCATCACGTTCACGTTGAAAGCCCTGGCGAAATCGCTCGGCATTCCGATCCTGTTGCTCGTGCAAACATCCCGGCAGGGCGAGCGGCGCGAGGGACCAGACGCGCAACGCCCGCGCATCGCCGATCTGGCGCACGCCGGCGAACAGGACGCGGATAACATCGTCATGGTGTGGCGGCCGGAACTTTACTTTCCGGCGCAACCTCCAACCCCGCCAGCGAACTATAGTGAGGAAAAACAGGTCGCATACCGAGAGGCTTGGTACAAGCGCCGCGACCAGGTGAAGGGCAAATCCGAGGTCATCCTGGGCAAGCGCCGATACGGCAAAACCGGATCGGTCTGGCTCACGTTCGACGGCCCGCGCACCCGGTTTTCGATGCCCGGCGACAGCACGACTACCAGTCTGTTCGCTTCTGACGAGGAAGTTCCCGCATGGGTGTGAACCCGTGAGTAATGCCGCGCTAACATGGGCATTCTGCCAATCGATCACACGATCGAGCGATAAGTTCGTGTTGGTATGTCTCGCGAATTATGCGGATGAATCTGGCATCTGCTATCCCAGTCAGACGAAATTGGTTGGGGACACATCATTAGATCGGAAAACGATTATTGCCGCTATGCAAAGGTTAACCGAGGAAGGTCTGATTGCTGACACCGGGTTACGTAAAGGTGCGACTGGGCAGGTCGTCGTTTATAAACTGCTTGGTCCCTCTGGGCTCATTGTGCATTACACGTATAAGACATCCGACCCAATCACCGGAGAATATTATCTCGGGAAACGCTCCTGGGATGGCGATCCCCAAGCGGACACTTATCGGGGAAGCGGGCAATGGGTCTACCAGATGTCAGCCTCAAATCGCGTTCTGGTGAGAGAGGTCCTGCGTTGTTTCGACACGGTGCAAGAAGCGTTAGCCGAGGAACGGCGGCTCTTTGTCGAATTTCAGCATGACCCACTCTGTCGCAACCAGGGAACGCCCAAGCAGGTCTCTATTCGAGTCAAACAGGTCCTCGCTGACAACAAAGCAAAGAGAGAAGAAACAGTCCCGAAATTCCCGGTTAACGGTCCCGTTTTTCCCGATCCTGGGTTTGTGGAAACGGTCCCGATTTTCCCACCTAATAGTCCCGATTTTCCCACCGAACAGTCCCAAAATTCCCTAGAAACAGTCCCGAAATTCCCACCTAACAGTCCCGAAAACGGGACAGGGAACCATCAGGAACCATCAAAGCAGAACCTTCAAGGAACCCTCATAGAACCCTCAGGTACGCCGGAGCGCGATTTGGTCGATGAAGCTGTCGCAATCTGGAACCGGGTTTGTGGGGGAACATCTGGCGTCGTGAAAAAAATCACCACCCCTCGCCGAGCTGCGGTCAGGGCTCGCCTCCACGAGGATATGCACAACGATCTGGCGGATTGGCTGGCGTATTGCGAGACAATCACCGCAAGCGCGTTCTTGTCCGGAAACAGTGAACGCGGTTGGACAGCAGATTTTGATTGGGCAGTAAAGCCGGCAAATATGATCAAAGTTCTTGAGGGCCGATACATCAACAAGCCTCAAAAACTGAACGGTCGACCAGCCGACAGCCGCTTGCAAGCATCCGAACTGATCCTCGGTCGCCGTCTGCCCGGTCGCGAGCATCTGGATGAACCGGCAGGAGACTGGACATCGACCATTGAGGGGGAATTTAACCGTGAGCCGTGATGTCGCCAAAACGAAGTCTTCCAACCTCCCAGGCGATCTTCCTTCCCTAAACCCGAAGCATTCGCTCAATGCGGTGTTGTTCGTGATGTTGAGTCCAATGTCGGACGGCATGCACCTGGGCCCGTACTCACCGGAGATCCGGGCCTCGGCGCGGGAGGCGATCGCGCGGTTTGAGCCGTACGAGCGTCCGGTGACGGAGAAAGTCCTCCGGGAGTGGCTGGCGCCGATCCCGCAGGTGGTCCGCAACGAGAAGACCCCGGAGGCGCTCAAGGGCTGGATGGCGGGTGTGATGCTCGCGCTGCAGGGTTTCCCGATTGGCGCGTTTAACCAGTCAACGCAGCGATCCGCGTTGCAGACGTTCCAGTTTTTCCCATCGGCGGCTGATGTCTGCGACGTGCTTCAGCCGACGGTCACCGAGATCCGCGATCGGATGCGCGCCTTGCGCCAGGTCGCGACGGAGGACTCCCCATGATCGACGACGACGAACCGATGCGCCTCACCGGGTTTGTCCCCATGGGCGACCAGGAGCGGAGAATCACGCAGGAGGAAATCGATCGCTCGGCTGAGTTCACCGGTCCGGTGCTGCGCATCTTCGGGAAGATCCCCGAGGAACTGGTTCCCGCAGTGATGTCCTCGGCGGTGCTGAGTTGGTGCATGCGGTTCGAGGATGCCGATGAAGCGCTGGCGTGGTTGGGGGAGCAATGGAAACAGGCCCTGCCACGGTTGCGGGCGGCGCAGACGGCGACGCGGCAATGACCGGTGAAGAAGGGTTCCCGCGTCCAGGTAATCGCGGAGATGCGCTCCCGGTTCTGGGACATCGGCGCCAAGGTCGGGATCGTGATGGACATGGACGGCTTCGCGATCGTGGAGTGGCCCAACATTCCGGAGCGGCACCGGATCGACACTGCCTATTTGGAGATTTTTGAGCCATGAGCGGAACCTCTGAAACCGAGTTGCGCTGCAAGCAATGCGGGACAGAATGGATGGCGCCAGCCGTGCTGCATGTGCCCCTGGCGACCTGGGTCGGGCATCTGGAAGCTCAGAAATGTCCGAACTGTTCGGAGAATTACCTCCTTTCGAGCCAGCACGCCGCCGATCCCTCAACCTACTTGTCGGTGCCAAAATGAGCGAAACCGTCCCCCAGGAATGGCCTGAAGTTGCCCTGTCGTATCTCGACGCTCTGTGGTCAGGCGACACGCACATGGCGGTGATCCGCAAGAAGCTGATGCCGTTGCTCGGGTTCTACCCGATGGCGGCGGACGTGATCGCGATGGCGAGGCGATACCAGGAAAAGCCGGTCAAGGTGGCGCCCGCATCTCTGCCAGTGCCGATCGTGATCCCAGTTTCGGTGATGCTCGGGTTCGTGCCGCCGCCGAAGACTGACAACGCGGTGCGCCGCGTTCCCCCCGGCACGTATCCGGCCCGTGGTTTCTCAATGCTTGGAGGCAAATCGCGATGAGCGACACAGATTGCGGCCATGGTTGGGTTTACAGGGCGCCTGGTGGGGTCAAGGCGCGCTGCGGTGGCCCTGGACTGTGCTCGGCCTGTAACGCCGATCTGGCGCGTCTGGCCGCTCTGAAGCAGCAGCACCCTGATGTGGTGGAGGCGGAGCTCCAACGGACGTTCGATCGCGCAAGGGAAGCAACGTGACCCGCTCCTGGTGGCTGACCCACATCGCTGCCGCGATCCTCGGGGTTGGGATCGTCGCCGCCCGGGTGTTCGTGTGTGCCTCTGTCGCGCTCACCTTCGGCCTGGCGGTGGTCTACGCGGTTGTCGCGGCGGTCGTCGTCGTCACGTTCGTGGTGATCGTCGTCGGCGTGGGCTGGCCCGTGGCGTGCCTGCGGGCGATAGCGGGAGAGCGGCGGTGAGCAAGCCGCTGATGGTAGATCTTTATTGTGGCGTTGGTGGCTGGTCCGAGGGCGGCTTGGCGGAAGGATATGAGCCAATCGGCTTCGATATCGAGCGGCACGTCTACGGTGAGCACCGTTACCCGGCGCAACTCGTGATCCAGGATGTTTTGACGCTGCATGGAAGCCAATTCAAAGACGCTGCGATCATCGTCGCGAGCCCGCCCTGCCAGGAATTCTCGTATATGGCGATGCCGTGGTCGCTCGCCAAAGCCAAGGCCGCGACGATCCGGGCGGACCAAACCGGTGTCGCGCTCGCCGATCTGACCGCGCTGTTTGATGCCTGCTTTCGCATTCAACGTGAGGCATCCGAAGAGGCCGGGCACCATATTCCGCTCGTGGTCGAGAATGTGCGCGGCGCAATTCCGTGGGTCGGACGGTCTCGCTGGAATTTTGGGTCGTTTCATCTCTGGGGTGATGTGCCGGCGTTGATGCCGATCGTGGTTGGGCGCCACGCGATGAAAGACGGTATTGCGCACAGGTCGAATGGCGCGACGAACTTTCATGGGCACAAAAACAACGGCGGTTCGTGGTTCAACATCGGCTCGCCTGGACAGAAGGTTGTCAATCAAAACCCCGTCCACGATGGCGTCAAAGTAGGCAACGGCTGGTTTGGGGCCGGGAATAATTGCTCCTTCATGCGTCAGCACAGTAGCGATTCCCCTTCCCGCAAAGCCGCCTCCGCCATGATCGCCAAAATTCCTGAACCTTTGGCGCGTCATATCGCGGCGACGTTCCGACCATGAATGGACCAATCCCGATGATCGACCACGCGGCGCTGGACCGGGCAATTCGGAAGACCTGTCCCGACTACATCAGGGCGTGGCGCATGGAACCCAACCGCAAGCCAAGCACGCTGTTCGGGTTCCGCCGGCGAATCCCCGCCATCATCTGTGAATATCGCAAGCAGAAGGCGGGATCTTCGCAACCGCCGGTGGATGGGGGGGGTCGATGAGCCAAACGGAGGTCACACCGAACTTTAAGGTCGCTCGGGTGCGCTGCGTCGCTCATCTCCACTTTGTCAGCCATTGCGGCTGTGTTGTCCCTGGTTGCCAGTATCATCGTCATCTACCGGCTGTGTTGAGGCTACTCGCTCGCTTCCGCAGCACCCGACCGGAACCGCACTCACACGTCACCTGGCACCACGTGCGCCGCGCCAGCAACGCGGGAACGGCGGTCAAGTCGGGTGACGATGAAACAGTCGGGCTATGCGATGCACACCATAAGGCAGTGCATCAGGCCGGCGAGAAAACCTGCGCGGCACGATGGGGGATTGATCTGATGCAGTGCGCCGAAAAATTGGCCGAGGCGTCGCGGGCGATGGGGCTGTTGCGCCCATGAGCGTTCGGATTTTACATGGGGACTGCCGAACGGCGATGCGCGAGTTGCCAGATCAGAGCGTGCATTGCGTGGTGACATCTTTGTCCGAGACGCAGGTAGCGTATATCGCTGGTCTCATAGACGGAGAGGGCAGTCTGGAAAGCCAAAAGCGGCGCATCCTCGAGGGAATGCGAGAGAAAGCTTACTCGTGGGCGCCGACGTGTCGGTGTGACGCGAAGGTTGTGCCATGCACCGTCCTCGATCCCTTCGGTGGCGCTGGTACGACCGGGCTCGTCGCCGATCGCCTCGGCCGCGACGCAATCATGATCGAATTGAACGCCGAATACATCGACATCGCCCGCCGCCGGCTGACCAAGGACGCCGGCATGTTCGCCCAGGTCACCCCATGAGGATCAACTGTTCCTTCTGCGGCCGAGAACAGTTCGAGACGGAGCGCATGATCGCTGGGCCTCGGGTTTTCATTTGCTCGGACTGCATCGAGAACTGCGCCGAGATCCTGTCCGATGGTCCCGTGGGCCGGTGGAAGCGGGAACAGGGCGCGGCGGAGTATGAGTCCTGGCTCAGGCAGTGACCGATATCTCCCGCGAGATCGGCGAACTCATGCGCGGGCTGGACCGGTTGTGTCTGCACAACGCAAACGCATCGTCAGCCGAGCACAGACTGACGATGCACCTGATGCGTATGGATATGCGGGACGTGTGGATATGGGTTAGCGCGAACCCAGAGACAGCGGGACCAGTAGGAACCCGCGCATGACCTTCGCTGCGATCTCCGGATCAGCCAAGCGCGAGGTGCGGGGGCCGGTTTCGACAATGACCACGCGGTTCCCATCGCTGTCGCGGGCCGGGCGGTATGTCTTGCCGTTCAGAGTGATCGTCATTTCAATGTGTCCCATATCCGGTTGGCGGTCAGATCGTCGGCCAGCATGAAGTATCCGAGTGGGTCATCGTGGAAAGCGGTCCATTGTTGCTCGCTCAGGAACGGCACATCATCTCGGTCGATGAACCGTAACTTTTTGGCCGTATCGCGAAAGGCGTGCATCGTCATCAGTTCCTCCATTGGTTGCCACGCCTGCCTACGGCGGGAAGGATTACAGGCCGGTTTCACATCACCAGTCGGATGTCGAAACTGGTCAACTCGCGCTTCGCCGGAACCTCTTTCAGTTCGCGATTGAACTCAGCCAACAACGCTTCGTTATGGGTCTGCGGCTGCAACACGGCGATCCAGGCTTTCACCGGGACACCGGCGTCCGTGGTGCCCTCCCAGATACGGGCCGGGATGGTGCCGCCAACGGTGTCGATGGTCGCGGTGGGTGTGAGCGTGAGTTTCATGATGCCAGTTCCTTCCGGTTCAGATCGACAGCGAGGGTTTTCATCGCAGTGCGGATGCGCCATTCAGTCGGCCCCTCGATCGTCGGAATAGCATCGGCAACTTCTGGCGGCTGGTCGTCGCGGTCACGAATAACCTTCCAGCCTCGCCAGTCCCCGTTAGGTGATCGCCACTGCTCCACGCGCCATGGATTGCCGACTGACCGCCAGTTGGTCCGTCCCTTGGCCTCGTATCCCCACTTCTGGCAGTCGGCGCAGAATCCAGATGTCATGCCGTTCGCCGCGGTGCCCAGGAACTTCGCCGGCTTGCCGCATTCATGGCCATAGGTGCCGGGCTCGGCGTTGTGGCAAACCCCATCAAGGGCGTAGAGGGACAATTCGGTCATGCGGCCCTCCCGGTGTCTGTCCACGCGATGATGTCAGCCGCCAGCATTTCCTCTATCTCGCTCGGGATCAATGGTGTAAGTGGCGATAAGACTGGGCATTTGGTGATCCTCGCTCCACGGGGAAGCCAGAAAGGGCATATCGGTTTGGTCCTCTCCGGTAGGCGTTAATCGGGTCTCCGAGATAATTACTCCCACATTTATACAGGACGGTCAATCCAGAAATGGGATTGATTTTAAGAAATCGGCATGCGACATATCGGACATGGCAAACGATATCCATGTGTGGCTGTCCGATGAGGATGCCGAAGCCCTGCGAGCCCGCGCCAAGCGCGAGACTCGCTCTACCACCAACATGGCAACCGTTCTGATCAGGCGCGGTCTCGCCGTTGACGACGCCGCTGACGAGGACAAGCCAAAGCGTGGACGCCCTAGGAAGGCGGCATGACATCGCCCGTCATTGCTCCACATCCGCGTGCGCTTCGGCGACCGCCTCCCGCAGCAGTTCAGGGTAGCGTGTCCAGGCCCGTACCAGGTGCCACGCCCAGATGGGCTCATGCTGTATGCCGCGCCCCCGACGGTGCTTTTTCCCCCACCCGCACACCGTATCCTCGTCCAGTCCGACGATCGCGGCGAACCCCTTCGCGGTCAGTCCGGTGGTCCGGACCTCCCGCTTCAAGGCTGGTGTCACCGGTCTCCGAACTGTTCGTATTTCAGGTCTCGGCTTTCTCGTATATGCTATCTGCCTCGTCTGCTTTTATGCTCTCTCGGATCGGCCTGTCCGGTGGCAAGCCAGAGATCAGCAGCCGGACAAATCGCGCATCCCGTTCGCGGCTTCCTGCCCATCCCTCGGCTTCCTCGGGCGTGCAATCCCCGATCGGTCGCGCATTGACCAGAAACGTGTCGAGCTTTGACAGCTTGGCCGCAGTCTTGACGATCGTCTCTCGCCGTTGGTCCCGTATAATCTCGTCCCGCTGGCGCTTATCAGGGACGACGGTCGGTTTCCGTGCGCCAGCAATCACCTTCTGTGCGGCCAATTTCTGCGCCGCCAGCCGCGCCGCCCTGCTTACCGCCGGCTCGGCTTCCCCGAGAACCCGGTCCACCAACTGTTCCGCGATGCCCGGTTCCCAGTTGAGCAGCATCGCATATGTCATCTCGGTCGCCAGAGCGGCGGTGAGATGGCTCCGCCGGCTGGCTACATCGACACCGCGTGGTCTGAGGCTCCATGCCTCACTGGCGAGTCGCCGGACCCTCACAAGGGGAGGGAAGCGGCCATATGCTTCGTTAAAGGCACGGCTTAGCGTCGTTACTGCCATTTTCTGTCCCCTGTTCTGGAGGACAACAGGTTCCAGTTGTCGGCAGGACCTGTGTCCTCCGCTGACTTCGTGGTTCGGAAAAAAGCATATCGGACGTTAAATTGCCATGTCAATCGATTCTATCGCTACTCATGGGAAAAATTCATAGTTAGCCGTGTAGGGTTGCGTTGACGGAGTATATCTCAATGTCTAGTCTCTCGGCATGATCACACATCTTCAATGTCGGGCCGCTCGCGCCTGGCTAGACCTAACTCAGTCCGATCTGGCGGAGCTGGCCGGGCTGAATAAAAACTCCATCATGACATGGGAACTAGGCAAGTCAGTCATGCACCCGAACAACGTGGCGGCCGTGGAACGCGCCCTCATGGAACGGGGGGTGGATTTCCTGTCGGATCCTCCTGGTTTGCGTGTCGTGGCATGATCTATTTTATGCGGGCCGGGGAATCTGGTCATGTCAAGATCGGGTGGACTACAGACCACGGAACTTTGTTCTCTCGCCGTGCCAAACTTCAAACGGGGCAACCGTATCCTTTGATCGTTCTGCGGACGATAGAGGATGCCCCAAGGTGGGCTGAAGTCTGGCTTCACGGGTTTTTCTCGGGAGTGCGGGCGACAGGAGAGTGGTTTGAGTTTCAGGCTGAGATGCTGACAATCGAGCCGCCGGCAGAGCGGCCCACATGTGGCTGGACAATAATACTCCGCCTGTCGGAGGACGAACTGCGCGATCTTGACGCATTTTGCGCTGATGAGAGGCGTCGGACCGATGATCGGGTGACAAGGACAGAGACGATTCGGAAGGCCATCACGTATTGGATACGTCGTGGCGCGTGCGAGCCATGAGCGTCCCCGGCTGGTTCATCCTCGGCCTGCCCGATCATGTCATCTGGGATTGGGCCGAGTCGCGCCGGATGCAGCGCAGCGAGGAAGAGACCGCCGCCCTCTACCGGCGACTCGCACGGCAACTCGGCCGAGCGATCTGGCGGGCGATACCGATGCTGCTGATCGTCAGCATCGCTGGCTGTTCAGGCTGCATCTACGGCAGGGACTACACCGTCCTCGGCACCAACGAGCATGTCTGTCTCGATCCATGATCATCGATATCGCCGCCGGCATCATCCTCGCCGCGGTCGTCCTTGTTGTCGGACTGATTGTGCTCGCCAACATGGCCGGATTTGTCGGCGATCTGTTGGTGATCCACCAGATACGCCAACGCGACAAACGCACGTCGCCAAGCCAAGAAGAGCCCGAACCGGAGCATCAGAGCCTGGCCGAGTGGGAGCGGGCCAACCTCCGGACATAGAAAAGGCCGGCAACCCCACGGATCGCCAGCCCGGTCGGCTGTCAGTCAGATCAGAAGTCGTTCGGTCCTCGCCTCATGCCTGCGCCCATATGCACTCGGCCGGCATCCTTCGTCGCCGGGTCGGCTTTCGGTGTCGCTGGCGCTGTTTGTGTCGGTTTCATTGCAATCTCCATCGATTGCCGTCCAATCGCGGCGACGGCACAATACCGCCGCACACAGCGGGCTTGCAACGACAACGGACACCTGAGTAGGTTCGCCCCCGTTGCAACAACGCCTCGCTCCAAGGAGTTCATCATGTCCGGTCCGCTCGGGAGTGCCGTCAAAGGCACCGTGAAAGCACCACCTCAGTCCAGTGCCAAGCTCGACACCTCGGTCGGCTCGGGCTCGCGCCCCGGCAGCACGCGCTATCCCATCGAGTCCAGCGCGCCCGCCAACCCGCACACGCTCGACCGTGATCCCCCGGCCGGATGGCTCGGGTCCGGCGGCGAGAAAGCGCGCGGCTGATCGTCACGAGTTCGATACTGTAAGACAGCGGCCCGCACCCAGAGCAATCGGGCGGGCCGTTTTCATGTGAGATGTGATTTCAATAGAATGTTGGCGGTGTGTTGAAATGCCACGCAAGCCTACCGGCAAACCCAGGGGCCGCGCCAAAGGCACGATGCCGCCAGCCGCTGGCATGGGCAGGATCAAGGGCGTCCCGAATAAGACTACGGCTGATGTTCGCGCGTTGGCGCAGCAATATGGGCCTGACGCCATCCTTGGCCTCGCGATCAAAGCGGGCTTGGCGGAGCCGGTAGAGCGTTTCCCGAAGATCCAGCCAACGACCAACGACACAGCGCAGGTGCTGGCGATGGACAAGATCATGGACCGCGCTTACGGCAAGGCGACGCAGCCCTTGGAGCACAGCGTCAACGAGAGCATGGAGGGCTTGCTCGACAGGCTCGGCCGGTGAGCGAGCGTCACTGTTGCCAATGCCACCATTACGACGGGCCGTATGATAGCGACGAAGGCACCGAATACGGCCCGTGGTGTTACCGGTTCGATCGCGAGGCTGAGTGGAACGATGCACCGAAGTGCGAGGAATGGAAGCCTGAGCAGCCAGCAGGAACGAGCAAGCGATGAAGCAGCGGCGCGCGCCAGTGATCAGTTACCGCATGCCTGCGAGCGACGGTCCGCCACCGATCGGCGCGATCCTCATGGGAGATGGTCCGCGCGTGCGGCGATCATACCGCATTCTGTCCGCGAGAAGGGTTAACAGCAGGGTTAACCCCTTCAGCGAAGTGACGTGGAAATTGACGGTTGAGCGCATGAGCCTGGCAGCCGGCCGTGACGAAATCGCCGCCGGCATGCCGTGGCGAACGATCGTGTGGGACAAGCGCGAGAGGCGCCGCGCATGAGCGTCACGGACCTTCCTGGCGGGACCATGGACAGAATGCGGGTGGCTCTGGCTCGCGTCAGGTTCCTCCCGGGGCACCCCAACAAGAGGTTCGCCCGCGATGTCGCTACCGTTCCAATTGAGAAGCTGACCGAACGGCAGAGGCGCCACATTATCAGGCTTGCGTGGCGCTATCGTCGGCAGATGCCGTTTGATCTGGTCCCAAGCAAGGATGCCGTGCAGGCGTTCGACAGCGGGTGGCAAGCGCAAGAGGTCGCCGGTATGACGGTAATGGTTCCTGGCGGAAAATCATGAGTCGGCCACCTGATAAAACGACCGTTTGCGAGTGTCCGTATCGTCTGTACGAGTGTCAGAGGCCCGTTAGTTGAGCACGACCCTCGCGGCCGAGCGCGAGAAGCGCCACCTGCGGGCTCTGGAACGGTTGCGGGACAGTTTGCCGCTGTTCGCCAGGGAATGCCTCAAGATCGAGGATAAGAGCGGGGCGACGGTGCCGCTGATCTTCAATCGCACCCAGACCTATCTGCACGAGCGTATCGAGGCGCAGAAGGCCAGGACCGGCCGCGTGCGGGCGATTATCGGCAAGGGCCGGCAAACCACGGTCAGCACTTACGTCGGCGCCAGATTCTACCACCGGGCCACACTCTGGCGCGGCACCCGCTGTCATATCCTGACGCACGAGCAGGACGCGACCGACACGCTGTTCAAGGTGATCGCGCGCTTTCAGAAGCACAACCCGATCCGGCCATCGACGGCGAACGACAACGCCAAGGAGCTTGAGTTCGATATCCTCGACGGCGGTTATTCGGTGGGCACGGCCAGGACAACGGGCGCGGGCCGGTCAAAGACGCTGCGCATGCTGCATTGGAGTGAAATCGCGCACAGTCCGAACGCCGCAGGTCACTTCGCTGGCATCGTGCAGGCCGTGCCTGATTTGCCCGATACGGAGATTGTGCTGGAGAGCACGGGCGACGGACCGGCGGGCGAGTATTTCGAGCGGTGGCAGCAGGCCGAGGCGGGAATTGGCGACTACGAGGCGATATTCGTGCCCTACTTCTGGACGCTCGAGTACGCCCGCGAGGTGCCGGAAGGGTTTGTTCTAGACGAGGAAGAGGAGCGGTATTGCCAGCTTTACGGGCTTTCGCTCAATCAAATGGTATGGCGCCGAGCGAAGGTCGCGGAGCTGAAGGACCCGAAACTTTTCAAGATCGAATATCCTGCATCCGCAACAGAAATGTTTGAGGCAACCGGCAAAGCGAGCTACATCCCGCCCGATCTGGTCATCGCGGCGCGCAAGACCACGAAGGAAGGCATTGGGCCGCTGGTGGTTGGCGTGGATCCGGCCCGGTTCGGTGACGATCGGTTCAGCGTGGCGTGGCGCAAGGGTCGCAAGGTGCTGAAGATCGAGAGCCGCAACAAGATCGGCACACCCGAGGCCTTGGCTTGGCTCAAGGATATCGTTGAGCAGCATTGCCCGGTGAAGATGTTCATTGATGCGGGCGGCGGTGGCGATCGGCTGTTCGACCTGCTGACCTCATGGGGCGAACCGTTCGAAAGCACCTGTGTTTTGGTCAATTTCGGCGGGAAACCGCAGACAGAGGTGCTGATTGAGCGTGACGGAACCAAGCGGGCTGGCCCGGCCAATCGCAGGGCCGAAATGTGGATGCGCTCCAAGATGTGGCTCGAACAGGAGGGCGGCGCCGATCTGCCCGACCTCGACAGCTTGCAGATGGACGCCACTGGTCCGCGGTTCAGTTATCGGACCACCGATCAGGCGCTTGTCCTTGAAAGCAAAGAGCAAATACGTGCTCGCGGCATTCGAAGCAGTGACGAATGGGACGCGGTGGTTTTGACATTCGCTGAACCCGTGAAGGACCGCCCGGTGCGCCGCGTGGCCAGCGTGCAGCAGATTCAGGCGGGATCTATGAACGCGCCTGGGCTCGGTTGGCTTGGGACATGAGCCATCGCGCCCGCTAAATCCCTCGGCTGCGCCACGCGGTATATCCGCGCCTGAGAGGGGTCATAGAGCACGTCGAACCGCGCCTGCCCGACGATAACGACACTCCATCGCTCGCCGATCCGCACGGGGCCCACGTATCGGGCGGCGGTCAGTTTGATGCTCTGTTGTCCATCGCCCGCCAGCGTATCGGTGATCGCCAGGAAGATATCGCGCCAGTCGTCGCGCCTGATGATGAAGCCGAGCATCTGGCTTTCCTCGACGGCGCTGAGCGTGGCGTAGACGTGCAATGGGGTCATGCACCGCGATAGCGTGGCGCGGCGTGGTCGGGTCAATGGGTATATACCGGTGGCGATCCAATCCGAGCCGGTATATACCGCTGCTGTCTGACAGAGGGAATCGGATGGCGCTCAAGGTTCGCACGATGAAGCTCGACGACGCGACGTGGGAGCGATGGCAGGCTCGCGCCGCTGTCGCCAGCACCTCTGTCGCGGCACTGATCGTCCAGAGCATGGAAGGCCAGGCGTCCGGGCCAAGCGAAGGTGATCTGGCTGATGCTATTAGTCAGATCGTCGCGGCCAAAGATCAGGAGATCGCTTCGCTCAAAGACCGCATTGCGTTCTTGGAAAGCGAAAAGGACATAACGAAGGGACTATTCGATCAACAGATCGCGGCCAGCGAGCGGATGCAGGCAAAGATCAACGAATTGGAAGAGGCCATCATATATGGCGCGGGACAGACAAGCGAACCGCTTCCGCAGCCAGTTCCAGGTAATCGAGGCCCGCGTGCGACGATGGGAGGCATGTTGATGGGCAATCCAGTCCTGTCGTCAGCGGTGCCGACCGAGGTGAAGGGCGAGGCGCACTCGTTCTTCAAGCCAAACCAGCGCGCCGCCCTCGACGTGCTTGGGCAGGCGCCAACCAAAGGAAAGGGCAAGCGATGAGCGAGTTTATGCCGAATTTTCAGACCGACTTGACGATTTCGGTGCTGGCCACGGTTTCAGTCCGCGAGCGTGGCGAGATCGTCCCGCATGGTGGTTACAGTTCCGTTTGTCTGGTCGACGGAGAGAATGAGGTTGAGGTGTCCGTGGGAATTGAAGAAGACCAGCCAGAGGGCACGATTAGTTTGCGTTTCTCCACTCATCATGCAGTGAACGAGGAAACGGGCAGGGCATTTCACTTTAACGGGAATGTGAGCCTGTCGTGGGAACAGGTAGAGCACCTTCATCGGTACTTGGCCTATCTGATTGCCGTTAACTATGCGAGGCCGAAGCAATGACCGCTCCCTCTGTTGGCGAGGTGATGACGCTGATCAGCCCGCCGGTCGGCGCCGTTCTGGCTGCGTTGGATGAGATGCCGCGCACTCCGGACTGGCTGACCAAGCACCTCGATGCTGATCCCCGACGCATGGGGCGGCTCGCGATCGAACTCGGCCTTGTCGAGGGAGAGAGGGGCTGGTTCGGTAAGCTGCGGCTCTGGCGCCTCACCGAGAAGGGCTCGACGTGGCACCGGATCTGGCGCGATGAGATAGCCCGCCGTCAGGCTGTGACCGCCAAAGGCCCGTCTTGGCTCGAAGGCGAGGAACCGCAGGAAGGCGATACAGTCAGAACATTCGAGAGTGGCGTGGCTGGCATGGTCGGCGCATCTCGCGCGGTGCCGCACAATGCGCGTGCGGTGCACCACGAGATCGTGCCGCCGGGCGATATGGTGTCCGCGCTGGGGCTGCTGGAGGAAGGCGAGGGCGTATCGATCCAGTATCTGGTCGGTGCTAACACGGCTGGCGAAGGCACGACCGTCGACCGCATGGAGGCGATCCTGGCGCATCTGGAAGGCGATGGGCTGGTGGTCCGAGGCGGCCACGGTTGGGTGCGGACACCAATGGGCACCCGCTGGCATCAAACGTGGAGCGGCGCGGAGGGATCGGCGACATGACACCACGCGAAGTGATCATTGCCTACTTGGCCGCGCTGAACCAAATACAACACCAGATCGACCTCGAGTACGACAAGATGGCGGGCGCGCTGATCGATCGCCTGTCGGACGCGGGGTTCGTGATCGTGCCGCGCAAGGCCACGGAGGCGATGCATAAAGCGGCCCAGGATCACCCCGTATCCGAAGTGGTCAATGGGATGATCGGGTTGGCCGCGGTGCACGGCGCTTTCATGCCGACAGAATTTCACTCGCCGAACACACCGCTTCATTGCTGGTGGAACGCGATGATCCAGGAGGCCACGAAGCCATGACGCCGGCCGAGCGGAAGCTGCTGTTGATGTTGGCGCGCGACCTTAACGTCGAAGCGCAGGATCAGGCCGAAATGTGCCATTTGATCGCAGCAGTCGAGACCGAGACGCCACCGCTCACGCCGCGGGCGAAGTATGTGTCGATTGAGCACAAGCCCGACGACAAATTGTGGTGGTGCAACTCGTGTGGCGCGGACGTGCCGAGTTTGGTCCGTATCGGGGAATATGCCGATCCGTCGGGCCGATATTGCTTCACCTGCATCGCCGATGCTGCGCAACTGATCGAAGCCGTGAAGGCCAAACGGGGGGCGGAGTAACAATGATCGAGGCAGGCAAGCGTTACCACGTCGTCGGCCGCACCAATGAGGCCGGCCAGCACGTCGCCGCTCTGGTGGAAGGCATACCCTCATTCGGTGCGCCAGAGGATCCGAAGCAGGACCGAAAGGATGGGCCGGCGCTGATCGAGGGGGAGAACGCCACCGGCAGTCAGTTCTGGGCCGACGTCCTGGCGGCCGACATTGTGTGGACCGATCGGGGGTGGAAACGGTTCTACGAATACTCGCCTGACCGGGCAGAGCGCATTCGAGCGGGGACGGAGTAGACATGATCTGGTGCTTCGCTGCTGCCGAGGTGGTGTTCGGCATCGCCTCGCTGTGTTCGCTGGTCCACAATCGGCAGCGCATGGGATACTGGCTGCTGGCGTGTTGTGCCGGGTCCTGTGTCGGGCTGATGCTGTCATGACCCGGCTGATGCTACCGGACAAAGTCAACGTCCTCGGCCTGCTGAAAGCCGCGGCGCTCGCTCTGGCGATGGTGCTGATCTATCTCGGGGCGCGCTGGTGCGCCCACAAAGGAGGATAACCATGGAAATCGGTGAGCCCCTGAAACGCTGGGAAGTTGTGCCGCTGTCTGAGCCGATCGAGCCGACGCGTGAACCAGCGCCGGTTCGTGAGCCCGAGCGCGTTCCTGAGAAAGAACCGGCCTGATGGGATGCAATTATTGCGGTCGTGCGGACTGCCTCACGTCAGGATTGGCGTGCCCTGCCCGCGCTTACTACCAGCAAATAAACACCCAACTCGGCAACACTCTGGCTCAGAGGTACTTGCAAGCCATGCCATTCGGTACCGTTGCCGTTTACTCGGCCCTCGCCGCCGCCGTGCAGAACAGCACTCCAACAAAACCGCTCGAACCCCTGCCATCCGCTGGCATGAAGGTCGAGGATCTGATCGGCTGGCGCATCTGGCGCGTGAAGAACGGTCATCTGTGGTCATACTCGGCTGATTATGCCTGGATGCCGGGTGAGGTCTCCGAGGGCGTCCCAGGCGATCATGATGGCGCGGGTATCTGGGCGTTCAAGGATAAGCGCCGGGCGTTTCAAAAGGCCGTCGAGCATGGTTACGGCTACGTGTGGGGTAGCGTGCTCCTTTGGGGGCATGTTGTTGAGCACAAGGACGGATATCGGGCCTCGAAGGCTCGCATTGTCTCGATCGCTGGCGCGACGCGCGATGTCACGCGGGAGGTGCTGGCTGACTTGTGCGAAATCCATGGTGTGGAGGTGCCCACGCACGTTTCGCGGCTCGCGATCGCGGACACGCCGCCCCCGAGCGAGTATGGCAAACTGCCGCCATATATCCTTGTTCCTGCGCCTTATGAGAAGCCGAGGTTTCCATGGCCGCTGGTGAATTGCTTAGGGGTTACCCTCGGCATGCTCGGGCTGTTCTGGGCGTTTTATTGAAGGCGATTGACCGATAACGGTGCACCTGCCGTATGAATGGGCGGAAAGAGGGAGTTTCTGGCGATGCCTTACCCGAAACGTGCCAACACTGCGGCGAAGAAGCGCCAGTTCCGCCATATCGAGGACTCGATGCTTGATCGCGGCGCGACACCGAAGCAGGCGGCGATGGGGGCCAACTCGCAGCTCAAGAAGCACCCATCGAGGAAGAAGAAATGAGATCGCCCAATCCTGGCTATCGGTCGCGCGGTTTCGCCGGAGGAGCGGATCCAGGCATCCGTGTCGATCCGTCATCAGCCTCGGCGGACAAGAACGTGGTGCGCGGGCCGGCGCCGCGGAACCCGGACGACAACGAGCAGGGCATGCGCAAGGGCGGGAAGGTGAAGGCCACCGGTCCGGTCAAGGTGCACAAGGGCGAGCAGGTGATCCGCAAGGCATCGGCGCAGAAATACGGGGTGAAGAAGATGGCCTCGGTCAACAAAGGCACGGCGAAGGTCACGGTGCCGAAAAGGAGCAAGCGATGAAGAACTCGATGCTGACGCTGGCCAAGACCGCGAAGCCGAAGAAGAAGGGCCCGCCGCACGACGTCACCCCGAAGGACCAGGCCTACGACAGAAATTTCACCAGCAAGGGCAAGCCCAAGCTGTCGGCACAGTCCGGGGACGGGTCGATGGGAGGACGCAGATGAAGTTGCGCGTCACGCGACCGAACGCCACCAGCATGGAGTGCGACGCATGCTATTGGGACATCAGCACGCGCGGCGAACTGACGTTCCACAATGAAGACGACACTCTCGTTCGAGCGATCGCACCTGGCCATTGGGCTGAAGTCGAGCAGATTGATCCTGACCCGTTCACCGCAGCGACGCGGGCGGCATCAGCATGACGGCTGACGAGATCATCGCCGCGAACCCGGAATACCGCTACGAGCGCGCAACCATAGGCGGCATGGCCGGGCTGAAGGGCGTGCATCGGGATACTGGCGTCGAATGGTGGTGCGTCTACTGCGATAGTTCGCACGTCGCCGCGCCGGGCCCGTGGGGTTACGAGCAAATCAGGGCCGCCGCGACCTCCTTGGCCGGGTCGGAAGGCTACGTCGACCGGGGCCACTACCTCACGAAGCCGACCAACAAAGGAGAACCAGCGCCATGAGCCTCAAGCAGGTAAGCGCATATGGCCCTGTCGATGGGATCGGAGAACGCCATCCTGACGGATCGTATGCGGCGCTGGTCCTCATCGACGATAGCGGGCACCGGTTCGTCTACAAAATCTCGGAGGGCGCAGCGCACCAGTTGGCTGATGAGTTGCGCGCCATACCGTTCACCAAGGAGCATCACCATGAAGACCAAGGGTAAGGGCCACGGCACGAAGGAGAAGCCGCAGGGCCGGATCAAGGCCAGCGGCGTGAACAAGAAGGTCGACAAGGCATCGATCCCCCAGGTCGTGGCCAAGACGACATACGGGAAGCCGAGCCAGCGGCAGAAGATGTAGATGCGTCCTGAGCCGTGTCTGTCATGGTGCATATACGAACGCGGGAAATGCCGCTGGTGCGGCTGGCCAAGGGATCGATCGAATATGGCGTTGATGGTTTGGGATGCGACGACACTGGAGCGGCGCGCGGCAACACAACTGGACATTGATGAGTTGGAGTTGGTTCGCACGGCCTACGCCCGCATCCTGGCGCGCTTTCACGAGGACCGGGCAATCCTGATCGAAGAGGTCAAAGGCATCCGCTCGCGCGCCGGGATGCCCAATGACCTGATGGTGGACGCGCGGCCGGCGTCCGAAGCATGACGATAATCGCGGTGAAGGATGCCACCATGGCAGCCGATGGTATCGTTCGAAGCGGGGACCTGATCGGTCCGGTCGCGTTTCCGAAGATTGTCCGGTTGCCGGATGGCCGGATCATTGGCACTTCTGGTTCCGTGGTCGATTGCTACGCGGCGCAGCAATGGTTTCTCGCGGGAGGGCCTGAGACGCGCCCAACGTTCTACGGCACACGCGCGGAAAACAATGAGGTGGACATCCTCATGCTGCGACCCGACGGCACCGTGTGGCGCAACGGCATCGGGGTGGATGGGTTCTATCCGCAGCCGAACCCCACGACCATCGGCGGTTATGCGGCCGGATTGGTGGCGGAAGCCGGCATGGCGTGCGGATTGTCGGCGGTCGAAGCCGTGCGCCTGGTCGGCAAGATGCTCGCCGGTTTCGGCGGTGAGGTGCATTCCGAAAGCGTGACCCTTGCCTGATGCCCGACCTCGAACCCCACATGACCGGCTGGAACGAGGTCAAGTGGTACGACCCGATCAACGACCGCGACTCGATCAAGATCATTGGCTACAGTGGCTCGGGATCATACTGGGTGGGCCAACCCCTGACGCCACCGGGGAAGTCTCGCCGGGCGCAGCGCGAGCACCTGCTGTATCTGCTGGAGCAGGCGATCAAACGGGACGGAAGACGGATCGCGGAAGGAAAATCACCTATCGAAATGGGCGAAGTCCCGTATAGTGAACCGGAGTTGTCCGATCCGATCTTCGATCCGAACCAGTTCTGACAAAGGAGGCTGACGTGGACGAATGGGACGAGCAGATCGCCGCCATGCTGAACAATCCAGGAGAGAGAATGGCGCCGTTCGCGATGCCTCTGGTCTACACCGATACGGATCGGATCAGCCGACATCATTCGCCGCCTGCGGACCTGGACCACAACCCATATCCACCAGGCGACGTCGGTACGCTCACCGAACCTGGAGCGTCGGCGTCATATCGGGTGACAGTGAGCGGCAGACCGTGGCCGCCGCCCGCCGCTGAAATCCCGGTGACGGACGAAATGAAGGTAGCTGGTGGTGAGGCGCGGGAATTGCACGGTCTTGGTGTCTTCTCGTCTGCCATCACCGAGAATGAGGTCATCTACCGCGCCATGCGGTCGCTTGAGCCGGTTTCGCCAGTCTCATATCAGGCGGAACACGCCGCGCACCTGGAAACCGCACAAGCGCTTCGCTGGACACAGCAGGACCGCGAGAAGGCTCGCGGTGAAAACCAAGCGTTGGGTAAACTGTATTGCGAGACGACTGAGCGGAATGGCGAACTGAACACCATGATCGAGCGGCAGGCGCATGCCTTGGGTGACGCTGCCACCGAGATCGCCCTGCTCCGCCAGGCGCTGGCCATGAAGGACGCTCGCATAGGCGAGTTGAAGTCTGTCCTGGCATCGACACCGGTGGCGTTCGAGGACCCTGACGCCAAGCCTGAGCCAGCGAGAAATCCGTTCCGTGACTTTGGGCACGATCCGCGGCGCATGGGGCCGTTGTGACCGACGTTCGCAAGACATTTCGCTGCGACGGCTGTGGCGCCTCGATCACGGGGCCAGAGTTCTGCGACGTTTCGTATATCGTCCACACATTCGATTGCCCGAAAAACCCATATCGAGAGCACAACCTGGAACAGCGGAAGTTGCTGACCGACCGCATTCAGAAGGCCGCCACGAAATGACCGACAAGCGAGCCCTCATGGGAACGGCCGGGCTCAAGTCCCCGCTGCTGGACGCGGCCGGCCACCCGCTTGCCGCGGAGACAGTGAAGATCATCATCCGGTCCATGCCGAAGATCGAGCGGGACGCGCTGCCCGACCTGCCGGACGATATCGAGGCGCGGCTGTTCCATGTGCCCGATCAGGACCCGTGCATCGTGCTGTTCCACCCGCCGAGCGAACTGCACATCGAGATGCCTCTGACCGATCGCGACAACTTCGCGCACTACGTTGAGGCGCTGAACACTGCGAGGCTGAAGCAGGCCATGGGCGAGCCGCCGGACGCGGGTGATGGGTATCGGGTCGATGGCTGACCCCACGGAACTGTTGGATACCAGATCGCATATGCAGACCGGTGGATGGGCGATCATCAACGGCAAGGGCGAAATACTCGCCGTCACCATGCTTTCGCCACTCAGCGTGATCATGAATGAGGCGCCGGGAAATACCCAGACCGAGCGGCTGCGATGGGTGATCGAAACCGGGCAGGTGCTACCGCCAGAGCGGTGGCAGACCGACCGACAGTCCGACTATCGTGTCCGGATCGTCCCGCTTCACGATGGAGCATGGATGCGTGACTGACCCAATCCTCGGCCCAATGCGCCCTTCCGATCAGGTGAGAGCGCTCGCCAAGGCGGCGGAGAAGTTGGGCATCCCTATGCCCAGTGGCGCTGACATTTGGCCGCACCAGTGCAGGATGGGTCGCGCGGCGGCGCGGATGTCGCGCAAGCAACTTGCCGCGGCGAGCGGAGTAAGTGAGCGAACAATCACCGCCTTTGAACACCACACCTCGCGCTCCATCACGCGGGCCAACAACGTGGCGCTGCGCCGCGCTCTGGAAGCCGCCAACGTGGGGTTCACCGGTTTTGGTATCGAAGTGCCTGACCGGCGCGTTCCCGTTCCCCCGACCGATGAGGCACGCGTCGAACGTGTAGCCGAGGCGATCTATTTGGCGTCAAAGGACGTTCCTCGGGTTTGGCTAGCTTTGGGGCGCAACCACCGAGGATCTTGGCGGAAGCTCGCCGTCGCCGCGATCGCCGCCTATTAGGCTCCGTGACCTAAACCGTCACTTGCGTGCTCCCGATTCCCTGCCCTACACACCCGCCCATGGCCCACCACACAGTGCAAGTATTCGTCGAATACCGGGGCAACGGGGTTGCGCTGGAGGTCCCGTTCGCGGTCGCGCTGGATCTGGTCCTGCGCTACGAACATCCCGGCCCGCCCGATTACGTGTTGCTGCAACCCACGCTCACAAACCTCACAACCGGAGAACCCGTCATGGCCGCTTATCCCTTGAAGACCAATGTCGTCGCGCATTTCATTCTCACGCTGAAGAACCCCACCACTGGCGCACTTGATCCGGTCGATCCGACCGATGTGTTCACCGTGGTCAGCGCCGATCCGGTCAATCTCCAGGCTGTCATCGATAAGAATGCCGCTGGGCAGACCACCGTCAGCACGAATTGGCTTCATGTTACCAGCCCGATGCTCACCGGCATTGGCATCGCGATCACCGACTCCGCCGGTAACACCGCCGACAACGCCGAGACCTTCGACATGGTGCCGCCCGCCTTCGTAGCAGACCAGATCGGCATCGACACCGCAGGGGTGGTCGAGACTTCGCAGCCAGTGCCCGTCTGAGTACATCGCCCTCGCTTCGGTGGGCATGGATCACAGGTTGTGAACCGCGCCCGCCGCCAGCACTTCGGACTTGACTGACAGCGGGCTCGGGAAACCGGGCCCGTTTCGCATTTGCGCCGACTTTGACCATGATGCTACGGTCATCATGCGAACCGTGGCGCTGGATGCACGGGCCCCTCCACCGTCATGAGACGGGTGCCCCGATGACAGAAATTGTCGCGCGGTTAACGCGCGAGATGGTTGCTGACATACTGAACTATGACCCTGAAACGGGAATTTTCACTTGGCGTTCAGTTTCTGGACGTGGACACAGGCCCGGTAGGCAGGCGGGGACGCGCTCTGGGCGCAAGCGGATTAATATCAACGGGCGCCTTGTTTTGGCATCTCAACTCGCGTGGCTCATGGTTCATGGGGTGTGGCCGGACCATGAAATAGATCACAAGGACGTTGACGCGAGCAACGATGCGATTGCCAATCTTCGGCGCGCTACTCGGGTGCAAAACCAACGCAATGTTGGAATAACGAAATCCAACAAATCAGGATTCAAGGGAGTTTCCTTTGATTTCCGACTGGGGAAATGGACCGTTAGAATCAGTGAGGATGCCGGCTACCGTTATTTGGGCCTATTTTGGACGAAAGAAGAAGCAGCCGCAATCTATGCTCAAGCAGCCAAAGAAGCGCACGGCGAATTCGCGCGGGTGAAGTAAGGTGGCGCAAGACCCGTTGAGACCGCTCGACAGCGGGCGAATCCGCCTGCCTCCCACAGATTCCGGAATGAACAAGGTCGCACCGAGGATCGGTATAGCTGATGACAAAGGCGCGATCACGCTCCGCAGCGGAAAACCTGACACCGATGAAGCGCGCAAGGAGAAAATCCTGGAGCGTGCTCGCAAAAGAATGGAAAGGGCAATTTCCGCAGAGAGTGAAAACAGAAAAGCCGCTTTGGACGATCGGCAATTCAAGGTCGGAAACCAGTGGCCGACCGAAATCATGGCACAGCGCGCCCTCGATAAGCGCCCTTGCCTGACCGTCAACAAAATCCCGACATTCATTCACCAGATCACCAACGATCAGAGGCAGAACCGGCCGAGCATCAACATTTCACCCGTTGGCGACAGAGGCGATCCCGAGGTCGCTAAAATGTTTCGAGGATTAATCAGATTCATCGAAAGAGATTGCGCCGCCGACATCGCCTACGACACGGCCTTCGATGACGCAGTGACGCAAGGATGGGGCTGGTTCCGGATCCTGACCGAATGGGAGGAACCCAAGAGCTTCAATCTGGTAGCCGTGGTGCGGCGCATCCGCAACCCATTCACGGTCTACGCTGATCCGGCGCATCAGGATCCGACCGGCGCTGACATGAAATGGGCGTTCGTCACCGAAATGGTGCCGCGCGAAGAGTTCGACGAGAAATACCCCGACGCCGCGCCCATGCCATACACCGACGGCGGCATTGGGGAGAAAATGAAAAACTGGGTCACCAAGGACGAAGTGCGCGTCGCCGAGTATTTCGAGATCGAGTACGAGACCCGGACCCTGGTGGAACTCGACACCGGTTTCGTGGGGTGGAAGGACGAACTCGATGACCTCGTGAAGGCCAAGATCAAGCGCAAGACGATCCACATCACCGATGAGCGCGAGAGCCGGTGCCCGAAGGTCATGTGGTACAAGATCACCGCGGTTGACGTGCTGATGGAGCGCGAGTGGCAGGGGTCTTCTATCCCGCTCGTGAAGGTGATCGGCGACGAAGAGGACATCGAGGGCAAGGTCACATACTCTGGCATCGTGCGCCACGCCAAAGACCCGCAGAGGATGTTGAATTACTGGAGAACGGCGGAGGCGGAGCTGGTCGCCTTACAGCCGAAAGCGCCATGGATTGGGGAGGAGGGGCAATTTGAGGGGCATGAAGATGAGTGGAAAGCGGCCAACGTCAAAAACCAGCCGTATCTCTCTTACAAGGGCACGTCGATCGCCGGGACGATGATCCCGCCACCGCAGCGCCAGCAGATGGCTGGGGTGCCGGCCGGCGTGGTGCAGGCGGGGATCAACGCGGCGCAGGACATGCAGGCGGTGACCGGCATCCGGTTCGACGCCACGATGAACGAGCGGATGATCGATGAGAGTGGCAAGGCGATCCGCGAGCTGCGCCGGTCGGGCGATCTGGGAGCGTTCCACTACGTCGACAACCTCGCGCGGTCACTACGTCGCGCCGGCGAGATCCTGGTGGAACTGATCCCCAAAATCTACAACGACAAGCGTGTCCTCACGATCCTTCGCGACGACGACAAGGAGGAGCAGGTCAAGGTCGACCCGAACCTGAACAAGCCGATGGGCGAGGAAAAGCGGGCGAACGGCAAGACGATGAAGCTGTTCAACCCGACGTTCGGCAAGTACGGCGTGACCGTGACGATCGGGCCGAGCTACGCCACCAAGCGCATCGAAGCGTCTGAGAATATGATGGCCTTCATGAAAGCTTTGCCTCAGACGGCGGCCCTTGTAGTCGATTTGTTCGCCGCCAGGCAGGACTGGGATGGCGCAGAGCAGATCGCCGCCCGCTTGGCAAAAACCATACCGCCGCATCTATTGGCGCCTGACATGAAAGACGTGCCGCCGCAGGTGCAGGCGATCATGTCTCAACAGGAACAGTCGATTAAGCAACTGACGGAACAACTCCGACAGGCCATGGCCGCAGTCGCGGATAAGGGTGCCGACAGACAGATCGAAATGGACAAGATCAACAAAGAGTTTGAGGCGCGTCTCTTGAAGGTCGTGGCAGACGTCGAAACCAAGATGGCAGCGGTTCAGGAGCGGGCTACAAGCAACTTCAACGCCCACATTGGCGCGCAACTGAACGAACTTGGAACTGGTGTGACCACATTGATCCAGGCGATGGAGCATCCGGAGGCGGCGAACGATCAGGGTGCGCAACAGCCTCAATCCGAGAGGCAAAATGCAAACCCCGCGGGTGGTGCAGGTCAAACCGCTCCACCTGCCGAAGCCGGGCCACCGCCGGAAGCGTTGCAGCATCTCAGGCCGAACAGGATCACGCGTTTCGGCAATGGTCAGAAATGGTCATTGGGTGCTGACGGCAAGCCGGTGCGGCATCCATGAGCGGGGCGGAGTGGCAACCGGTCCACCACGAGGACGCCGATCCCGAGCCCGAGACGAAGCCGGCCGCCAAACCAAAGGCCACGCCGAAAGATGCCGCGCATAGCGAGCCGGCCATCATCATGACGTTCCCGCCGCACATGATCGCCGGGATATGGAGCCTGTCGGAGGCGCTGAAGGAGAACACCGAGGCGCTCAAAGAGCACACCAAAGAGATGAAAGCGGCGCGCGGGGAGTAGGTTGACGCCCTCGTTCTCGGCGAGGGCGTCAAGTGCTGCGGGCGGGCAATATCCCCGCATCAACGCAATCGGCTCATTGGCTGTTCCCTGGCCGACATTTGGGCGAAACAGTTGGCGCACCGCAGCACCCCGCCTGTGTTCCACAACCTGAGACTTGACGCAACCGAATCCATCGGCCTAGACATTGGGCAATGCACCGTGGCTTGACTTTCACGGGTGACGGAATCCGGACGATCATAGGATATCTGCCGCCCCATGGCACGTGCACCAGACATCATTCAGAACCAATCGATCCCCCTGGCCGCCACATCGGACGCGCCGGTTCTTGATGTTCCAGCACCCCCAATCTCCGCCTCGAACGATCCTGTTGACCAGCAGGCGGGCATCAAGAAAGAGATCACCCCCGCAGAGCAGGCTATAGCCGCCGCCGCGAGGAAGGGTGATCTCGCGACCGCTGATCTGGTCGATGATCCGGCGAAACCCGACCCGAAGGCGAAACCAGACGCCGCAGCCGATCCCGTCGATGACACACCGCTGAAGGTTGATGCTGCCGACCCCGACGATGTGGTCGACGACAAGTTGCCCGGTTTCGCGCAACGGGCGATCCTGGCCGAGAAGAAGAGGGCACGCGAGTATCGCGCCCTGGTCGATGCCGCCGCCAAGACAAAGATGGGCAGCGCCGAATGGGAAGCCGCCGTCAATGCCGCGCGTGACCAGGTCATCGCCAAGGAGCGGGATGCGGTCAAGACGGCCGGCAAAGAAGCCCGCGAAGCCAAGGAAGCCCTCGCGGCGGCCCATAAGGAACTGGACGACATCAAGGCCAAGGGTGGCGTTGTCGATCCCAAGCCGGCCGAGGACCCCCGCCCGACCCGCGATGCGTTCGACGATCCGGATGCCTATGATGAAGCCCTGACCGCATGGGGCAAGCGCGAAGGCGTCCGCGAGACAGAGACACAGGTCGCAGCGGCGAAAGTTGAAGAAGCGCGTGTCGCCAAGGAGACAGCCGACCAGGAAGCCCTGGACGCGCAACAGGCCGAGATCACCCAGATCAAAACCACATGGGATGGCCGGGTCGAAGAGGCCAAGACCAAGTACGACGACTTCATTGAGGTCACCACGAAGCCAGCCGAGGAAGGTGGCCCGCTGGTCACCGACGCGATGATCGCCGGCATGATGCAGGTCGATAATGGACCCGACGTCGCCTATCACCTCGGCATGAACGTGGACGAGGCGAAGCGCATCGCCGAACTGCCCAACCCGGCCCGTCAGTTGATCGCCATTGGTGCTTTGGCCGAACGGCTGGCCAACCCGCCACGTCGCGCGCGGCCGGCCCCTCCGATCGAGCCGATCGACACTACCCGCAACAACGCGGCCGACCGGTCCGACGAGGAACTGGACATGGAAGCCTACGCGGCGAAGCGCACTCCGCAACTGAACGCGGCGCGCAAGCCGTTCTACCCGTCGAGCAACCTGCACTGATGGAAAGTCGTCTCATGAGCTACGCAACGGGTTTGGCCGGCGGGAATGCGACTGACAACCCAGAGGTGCGTCCGTCCACGGACCTGGAAAGCGTACGCGACAATCTCGCGGGTTCCGCCAGTTTCGCACAGGAAATGAACGCGATGCTCGCGGCGGTCGTCATCAAGTTGCGCGGCAACCTGCCGTCCGAACCAGCAACGAAGACTGTCGGCTTGGCCGCTGTGCCAGCGGGCATTTTGGGTGAGTTACGCGAACACCAACAGATGTTGAGCAATCAGCAGTCGAACGCCCTGGATCTGATCCAGAGCATCAAAAACGCCATCTAAAGCCTACCCACCGAGTCCGCTCGGATCTGACTGCCACCGACTTCGGTCGGGTGACTAACGCCTACTCCCCGCGAAACCGGGCGCAGCACCGAGGCTAATCTCGGACAGAGGCAAATTCCCATGAAACAGCACACGTAGCTGCGGCATCCGCCGTGGCTCAAGGAGCACGGCGTTGGGCACAGTCCGCCCCGGATCAATCGAGACGCGCGAACTCGCCAAAGTATTGGCGTGCCGCGGCACAGTAGTCATGCCACGCCTCTTCGGCTGTGACGCGGCTCGGATAGTTGATGATCTTCCCATCGACCTTGATGCGCGCGGTGAATTTGCCGTTTGGGGTCGGGTACACGCCTTTGAAGCCGCTCTTGGCCCACGGTCGCCGGTTCCGGCCATTTTGGCTGTTGGTCGCTTCACGAAGGTTCATCCAGACGTTGTTCGAGCCGTTCAGGTCTTTGTGGTCAACCTTCAGCCAGTCGCCTGTGACGATGAACCAGATCAGACCGTGAACCTGCCAACGCTCACCGTCGATCATGAGGCTCAAATATCCAGCTTTGTGTTGGACGCTTCCGGCCGGCAGATTCATCTTTCGCCCGTGAGTGCTGACCAACCAATAGAGATGACCGGTCTCAGGCTCGTAGCGCAGAAGCGCGCGCAGTTCTTCAACCGGCATCGGCGGCGCACTCAAGTGCCCGCGTCTTCTCTGTGCCGTCATGGAATGCTCCCGTTTCTTTCCCGCAAGAGAAGTGACGGGCGGCCCACTGCGGGAGCTCAGGGTCTTCGATCCGTCGATCTAGCCCGTCACCCAGAAATCTACACCCGTCGCAGGTCGTGCGGCAACACTCCTATGATGGGAGCTTAAATACCATGGCAACAAATGCGTTGCTCACTCCGAGCTTGATCACGAAAGAAACTTTGACTATCCTTACAAATAACCTTGTTGCAGCCGGCAAGGTTAACAGGCAGTTTGAGAACGCTTTCGTAAAGATTGGCACCACGCTGACCGTTCGCAAGCCGAACCGGTTCACGGTCACGTTGGGTCCGGCGCTGAAGATCCAGGACATCACCGAGCCCTCGACGTCGATCACCATTTCGACCCAGGCGCACGTCGATTTCCAGTTCTCTTCGCAGGAACTCACCCTCACGATTGAGGAATACAGCGAGCGTTACTGCAAACCCGCCGCCGAAACGTTGGCGAACACCATCGATACGTCGGTGCTGGCGCTGTTCAATCAGTTCAGCAACGAGGTCGGCACGCCGGGCACTCCGCCGAACAGCTTTGCCTCACTGGCCGCCGTCGGGCAGCGCCTCGATGAGAACGCCGCACCTCAGGATGGCCGCGTGCTGATCCTCAATCCACAGGCATACTGGGCCATGGCGAACGGTGTCTCGAACCTGTTCACCCGCTCCGTCGCGGAACCCGCGTTGAAGGGCTTCCTCGCCGCAATCGCCAACTTTGAGATTTACCTGGACCAGAACATCCAGGCGCAGACCGTCGGCAACTACGGCGGAACCCCGATCGTTAACGGCGCGAACCAGACCGGTTCGAGCATCATCACCAATGGGTGGACCGCCTCCCGCGCCGGGCTGCTCAATGTCGGCGATGTGATCACCTTCGCCAACGTGTTCGCGGTCAACCCGCAGAACTATCTCTCCACCGGTTCGCTGCACAACTTCACCATTACGAGCGTGGCGGCATCCGACAGCGGCGGCAACGCGACGCTCGGCATCTTCCCGGCGATCACGACCACCGGCGCTTACCAGAACGTCTCAGCGGCACCCGCCAACGGCGCGACCATCACTGTGACCGGCACCGCGGCCACGTCCTACTTCCAGAACATCGGCTTCTGCCGCGATGCCATGGGATTGGTCTGCGTCCCCATGGAACTCCCAGGCGGAGTGGACTTCGCGGCTCGGCAGATGTTCAGAAATCTGTCAATCCGAATAATCCGCGCGTATGACGTATGGAACGACGTTACACCGTGCCGTTTGGATTTGCTTTTCGGGTCTGCGGCATTTTACAATGCCTTGCTCGTGAGATTGACCAACTAAATCAGGAGTTTTTTGGTTATTCGTTCCGGTAACGGCGTGATGATAAAATGTTTCCGGTTGTTGTTGTCGCCGTAATAATGCCGTCTTGAAAGCCTAACGACTCCGGTGTAGAACTATTGCAAATCTATACCGGAGACGAGAATGTCAGAAGAGTTGAGGGTTTGCCGCAAGTGTCACTTCGAGAAGCCGATCTCCGAGTTTACGATCATCGACAAGCGCACTGGGCGCCGGAAGGTGCCGTGTCGCGCGTGCGAGGCGGCGCGGATCAAGAAACGCTACAATTCAGACCCGAAGATGAGGTTGGAGGCGCGCCAGCGCACCGCGAAATGGCGGGTTGCCAATATGGCGAAGACCGCTGTTGCTCGGCGCAATTCGATCATCAAGAGTCAGTATGGGTTAACCCCAGATCAGTTCGACGCTCTGTTGGAGGCGCAGGATGGCAAGTGCGCACTGTGTCACGCGGAGGATCACGGACGCAGTACGGTGAAAGCCAGCAGTTGGAACATCGATCACAACCACCAAACGGGCGCCGTGCGTGGTCTTTTGTGTACCTCATGCAATACGGCTCTTGGGCACCACGAGAAGCTTCTACGGGAAGTAGGGGAGGATGCATTGCTTGATTACCTAACCCGGCCGTGCCCCGTGCCTCCGCTACCAGCCATGCCTGTGGTCGAAGCATTTGTGCCACGCTATGTCGCGGACATCCCTGGGGAAGTTCTGCCTCCTTGTTCGGTCGACGGATGCGACCGTGACGGGAAGTGGAACGGCCTGTGCCACACTTGCCACATGAATCGGTTCCGCGCTCGTGTGCTGGAGCAGAACGGTGAGGCCGTCGTGCTGCATCAGCGGGGGGCCACTCAGTGGAAGACCTCTTTGACCGATGACGATGTTCGGACCATCCGCGCGAGTGGCAAGAAAGGCGTCGATCTCGCCCTCGAGTACGACGTGTCGCGGGCTTGCATCAGTCAAATCCTGACTTGCCGAACCTGGAAACACGTCACATGAGCAACCGAGCACAGCGCCGGTTTGAGCAGGCCCTCCATCGACCGAAGAGCCAATTTGTCGGCGAACTTGGACGTCGGGCGGACCAAGCTGCCTACTCGGAAGTCCTCCGCTCTCAGATGCAGCAGGAATCGAACGGCGCACCGATCCCAGGGGCGATCCTGGAGCGGATGACTCCCGCGAAGGAAGAGGACCAACTCTGGCAGGTCATGGTCCATGACAGGGACGCGAATGTGCTGGTCCCGCTTGGTCCAATGATGGGCGAGGGCGCCATCCGCCAGGTTGTGGCGGACATCAACAAGCAAATCACGACAGGCCAGCGGCGCGATTGGACGAAGGCCGAAGCCTACCCGATGACGCCGATCTCAACAGGAGTTCACTGATATGTCTGGCAGTTCGTTCACTACTTCCGGCACTGTTACGACCACCACCGCGCCTCGCCAGTTGTCCGACGGTAACGGCCTGACTGGTGGACCTGGCACGCAGATGGGCCAAAGCCCGGCTGACAAGCAGGGATTTTTCGGCACCGCGCCTGTCGTTCAGCCTGGCACCGCGGGCAATATGTTCTCGACCGTCGCCAATGTGAGCATCTACGGCCTGGCGGTGACCCCCGCGTCCGTCGCGGCCAATACATCGGCCGAGCAATCGCTCACCATCACCGGGGTCCTGGCGACTGACGTGGTGACGCTGACCAAACCCACCACGCAGGCCGGCTTGATTGTCGGCACGGCGCGCGTATCGGCGGCGAACACCGTGCAGATCACGCTGGGCAATGTGACCGCCGCCGCGATCACCCCGACCACGACACAGACATGGGCCACCATCGCGATCGGCGCCGCGCTGCAGACCTCGGCCGTGCTGTCTCCGTCGTCCGTGGCCTCGAACACCGTTTCGGAACAGTACTTCACCGTGGCGGGTGTCAGTCCTGGTCAAACGGTCATCGTCAACAAGCCGACGGCGCAGGCGGGTCTGATCATCACCAATGCCCGCGCCTCCGCGGCGAACCAGGTGGCGGTCCAGTTCTCGAACCTCACCGGTGCCGCGATCACTCCAACCGCGAGTGAGACCTATCTGTTCGCCTCTGAGTCCGGGTTCCAGCCGGCGCCGATCATGGACGTGTTCAACACCACGCTGACTCCTGTGTCGGTCGCGGCCAATACGAGCGCGGAACAGACCTTCACCGTGGCCGGGCTTGTGCTGGGCAGCCAGGTCCTGGTCACCAAACCATCGGTGACCACGGGGCTGATGCTGGCCGGCGCGCGTATTTCGGCGGCGAACACGCTGGCGCTCAACTTCGCCAACAACACAGCCGCGGCGATCACCCCGCCGTCGGAGAGTTACCAGATCGCCTACTTCACGACCCAGGCGGGCAACACCACCGGGACCACCACGGTCCTGCCGGCCGCCAAGGGCAATGATGTCGCCGCGATGTCCACTCTGGGCCTGACATCCGGCACCTGATCTTTGACATCGGCCGATGAAGGGCTGTAACGGTCCTTCATCGGCTGAATGTTGAGAGAGGGAATCGCCCATGCCTGACGTTGAACCGGTCATTCCCATCGGAGATCAAGGCACCCCCGCACAGATGATGGTGATCGCTGATGCGATCCGTGATCTGAGTGCTCGATTTCGCCAAGTTTCGCCTGAGTGTGCGTTTTCGGTCCTGGTCAGTTTCATTGTGACAGCTTGTGTGTCCCAGGATTATCCGACGGAGACATTGGATCAACTCGTGGATTGTGTCCGGGAGGGCATCGCCGAAGTTGAAAATCACCCTGCAATGGGGACATCCTGATGCAGCCCGTGTTCGCGATTCCGTCTGTTTCCCATACCGTCACGGTGGAGTTCTTCCACAGCTACTTGGCGTCCAGCCAGATCCTGACCAAGGCCGGGATCATGCACGGGTGCATCAACGTCAACGGTGATTGTTACCTCGCCAGCGCGCGAAACCGTCTGGTGCACAAGTTCTTCACCGAGTTCCCCGACGGGACCGATCTGTTCTTCCTCGACGATGACATCGGGTGGACTGATCCCGAAGCGCCGATACGCCTGCTTGTTGATGACGTTGATGTGGTCGCTGGCGTTTATCCCAAGAAGCAAGAGGTACTCGAGTTCCCTGTTGTCATGGACGAAAGCGCCGGACACCTGACCAAGACCGAAAGCGGGCTGTTCAAGGCGCTGCGGGTGCCCACCGGCTTCCTGCGGATCAGGCGGCATGTGCTGGAAAAGATGGCGGCGGCATCGCCTCTGTACACCCAGGAGATGCCCGACGGCAGCAAGGCGGAGATCGCCGAAATCTTCCAGATGGGCGTCAAGGGCGGCCTTTGGTGGGGCGAGGACTTCGACTGGTGCAACAAATGGCGCGAGATGGGCGGCGAAATCTGGGTCGATCCGACCATCGAGTTTACGCACTCGGGTCGCAAGCAGTGGAAAGCTCGGCTCTGGGATAGCGCGAAACCGGTTGAGCGGCCGTACCTCATCATGAGCAAATGCACGCAGTTCGGCGAACCGTGCCGGTCGTTTTCGTCCTGCATGCACGCGGGAAAGTGCGTCAGGCAGGCGGAGCAGGCGATCCCGATCAATGAGGGGGTGATCGCGGGATGAGCGGCTTGCCCACCAGCGGCATCGGAGAAGCGGAATCGCCAGAGGTCGCGGCGACGATCGTCGAGGCCACGACCAAAGTACTCGATGTCATCAACACGGTGCCCGGCACGATGAAGCTGCGAGTAATTACCAGCGTGATCGTGTCGATGGTGACCAGCCAGGACGATCCCGAGAAGAAGTTCGCCGATCTGGTGGAGTTGTCGCGGGCGTATATCCTTGGGTTTCTCAATCAGGGAGGCGGACACGCATGAGCGATACTCACTCGATCTTGCGGACCCTGGTTACCAAGGTCACTTGCAAGCCATTCTGGACATTCAGACTGGCCAGCGAGGACGGCGCGCTCCGCCTTGTAATCACCGTGCTTGGTCCTGACGCCAGCGATCCAGGCGCTTCCATCGCCGTGAGTCACTACTTCCCAGTCCCCACCGCGACTTACAATGAAAAGACATGGCGGCGCTGGATGTTTGAACGATGCCGCGGCGTCGAAAACCACGAGTTGGGCGAATGGTTCCGTGTTGATGGAGAGCGGCCTTTCGCGCCACTGCATGGACCGGGAGAAAATCCATACGAAGTCGTCGAATACAGGCCAGCGGTCGATCGCGAAACAAGGCAGGATGGAACTATCCGGTGAGTGCGCTGAACCTCAATGGCACGCCAGAGAGCAGGGCGCGCGACAGGGCGCGAGCGTGGCGACAGAATCCCGTGAACGCCGCGCGGGAAGCCGCGCGCAAGGCGGCATGGCGAACGGACCACCCCGAGGAATGGTTCGCGAGAAAACGGGAAACCAATAACCGTTACAATGCCGCAAATCGCCAGGAAATCAGGAGTAAAGCCAAAACGGCCAGGGTCGAACTCCGGCTGGCGGTCATCGCCGCCTACGGGGGCAAGTGCAACTGCCATGGTTGCCATGTCCATCATGCGGAACTCCTGACGGTGGATCACGTGAACGGCGACGGTGGCGAGCATCGCAAACGCGTGGGACGATCAACGCGGGATTATTATCGCGAGATCGTGAAGCAGGGGTTCCCGCCGACTTATCAGTTACTGTGCGGCTCATGCAATCTGGCGAAGGGCGCCAGGAAAGCGTGCCCACTGGCCGGTCAGGAGCATTGATCAGATGAGCGACCCGTACACCGTGCACGAATACCGGGACGATATCGACAGGCGCACAAGGCAAGACGGGGTTGTGCGAGAGCCAGGAGAGCAATCATGAGCGATTGGCCGAAATACGACAGTCACAAGGTGGTGCAGGCGGCGAAGATCGTATCGATACAACGAACGCCCGATGGACGAACAATCGAGCATCTCGTGGTATTGCCAGATAACGGGGGACCGCCTGAGCACTTCATGCCGACGCAGGCCGGGATGGAATCGCGTGTTGGTATCGGCGATTACGCGATACTCTATCTGGACGGCTTCAAATCGGTCTCGCCGGCCAAGCCGTTCGAGGAAGGCTACACCCGCGTTCAACAGTAGGAGCCCTACCATGGACAAACCCAAGACGTCGTTCTCCGACACGCTGAAGACGTGGGAGACCGATCCAGGAACTCCCGGCATCCCAGGGAAGCCGAAACCGATCGTCGGAACTACAATCCAGGCGCCGGCAAAGCCAAGCGCGCCGGCAAGCAAAGCACCGCCGATGCCGGAGCCTCCGCCCCGCGAGTTCGCGGACCACATGGACCGCGCGCAGCAGGCGGTGAAAGACTGGGTGCGCAAGGAACTGCACCTCGCCATGCACGGCGTGTCGCACGAGGACCGCATCGCGGAGAACCCGTGATGTCGCTTTTCCGTGGTCCCGACGCCAAGCCGGTGTTTGAGCGTCGGACAACGGATGGGCGCGTGATGGCGGTGTATGCCGACGGGCGCAGCGAAGGCTTCCCCGAGGAGTACAGCATCACCATCAACCGGGTGCCGTCGTATGGGCATGAGTGCATCCAGGAGCGTGAGCGACATGAAGCAGCCAATTAAGAAGGGCGCGCCCAAGAAGTCCTCGGCGCCGGCCGCCATGCCCACGACTGCGACGCACGACCCGGACATGATGAAGTACCGGGCGCGCGATGCCCTTGACACCCTGAAGCGGGCCGAGGACATCAAGAAGGACCCGCATTTGATGGCGCATGTGAAGAAGCACGCCGTCGAGGAGCGGAACCACCTGACCAAGGTCATCCGGAGAAGCAAGTGATCGAGCAACACCGCACGATGGAAATTCCTGGCGCGGGGATCATGCGCGACGGCGGTCCCGCCACGCAGCATGAGGAATTCCCTCGTTACATGACGCATCCGGGGTATCGCCGTGGGAAGCCGGACAAAGAGATCAAAGTCTTCAATGAGGCCGGACAAGAAGTCGGCAAGCGATACATGGGCGGCGAGTCGATCCGGTTTCCTCCGGTCCTCGCGCGCACCGCGGCGCAGCGGGACTATCATCTGTCGCAGGGGTATGAGGACAACGGGAAGTCGGACGCAGCCGCGTTCCATCGTCTGGTGGCCGAAGCCCAACCGGTGCAGGAAAATTACATCCCGATCGAGTACCCGAAGTTCGTGTTCGGCAAGATCGTCGACAATGCGGAGGAAGCCGAGGCGCGGCTGATCGAACTGAACATCAATGCGGATGGGAGTCCGCGAGAGGCAGCGCCAGCGCCATCCGAACCGAGCGTGGTCGAGGACATTATCGCCGATCTCGCTGCCGAAACCATCGAGGAACCAGATGGCGAGGAAGACGAGATCGCGGCTCTTGAGGCGAAGCTCGCCGCGCTGAAAGCGAAGAAGGCAGAGCCGGTTGTCACTCTCAACGAAGCCGCACTCACCGAGCCGTTGGTTATGAAAGAGCCTGTGACTGATGTATCGGCTCCCGCCGATGTCACCAAGGCCATGAAAAACGCGACCCGTGTCGCCAAGATCAAGGCCACCATGGCGCGCAAGAAAGCCGAGAAGGCAGCGAAGGAGGTCGCGGAACTCACCGCGCGCGCGCTCCAGGACGAAGTTCAGGCGGAGGCCGGGGAAACAGAATGAGCGCATCAGTCCCACCAGAGGTCCGGAAGTGGCGGCAGGAACTGCACAAACGGAAATTGCGCGAGGCCGCCCGCCAGGCGCTGGCCGATGGTCCTGTCTTCGATCCGAAATCCCTCGACCGCAGCCGGTATTTCCCGCACCAGAGCGAGCGGGAGATCAATCGCGCTACCCGCTACCAATCGACCTGACACCACGTTAGAGTAGTCAGGCGAACCGTGGCGCGGACTACACGGGCGGCTCCACTCTCTCCGGAATTGCCCCATGAGTACGACCGCCAGGGACCTGATCCAGGACGCGCTGGAAATGCTCGGGGTGTTCTCCCCGGGCGAAAACCTCGATGCCGCCGATGCCGCGCGCAGCCTCCTGGTGCTCAACGCGCTGATGGATGAACTGGCGGCGGAAAATATCTTCGTCAACAGCATCAATCAGATCAATCTGGGGCTCACGATCGCCAAGCCCACATACACCGTCGGCTCGATCGGTGCCGATGTCACCGCGTCCCGCCCCTATACGATCGCCTATGGCGAGGACGCCGCCAACGTCTCAAGCCCAGGACGAGGGTCCGGCTACGAAATCAACGACACCGGCATCATCAATGTCAGTTCAGCCAACGCCACGTACATCATCACCGCGATCGTCCCAGGCGGCGCCGTGGCGGGTTACAGCCTGACCAACAACGGGACAACCTACACGACCAATGCGGCGGCGGCGACCGCCGCAGCCGGCCCGCAGCCGGGCGAGGGAACCGGGTTTCAACTGAGCATCACCGCGAGCAGCGGTCCCATCACGGCTTCGACCTTCGTGGGTAGCGTGATCGGCGCGCCTGTGCAGGTGGTCTCGATGATCGAGTTCCAGTCCCTCGCGGCCTACACACCCTCCGCTGGCCAGCCGAACACGCTGTATTACCGGCCGTCCTTTCCTCTGGGACTGATCAAACTCCTCCCGACACCCAACGCCGCCCTGACGCTCTCTTTCCAGGCGTGGCAGCGCATCCTCAATTTCCCGACGTTGGACAGCAGCTTCGATCTCGCCGTCGGGGTCTATGACGCGCTGCGGCAAAATCTCGCGGCATCGGTCAAAACCTACTTCCGCGATGCCCAGATCGACCCAATGATTATCCAGGCCGCCGCCGCGTCGCGCGCCTTCCTGCGCTACCAGTCGATCAACAGTCGCGCCCTGATGAACCGGTTCGTCCTCCCAACCAACCCGCAGAAGCCGAACTGATGACCACCGCGCGCACCATGATCCAGGATGCGTTCGAAATGCTCCGCATCTATGCCGCAGGTGAAGATGCGAGTCAGCCCGATATGGCGCGAGCCCTGTCGATCCTCAATGACATGAACGATTCCTGGTCGAACGAAAGTCTCGCCTGTTTCACGTGGCTGACGCAGACGTTTACGCTTATCCCGAACAAGTTCCAGTACACGGTGGGCGGCATTGGCGCAGACATCACCGGTCCCCGTCCGCTTCGAGTGAGCGATGCACCCGGCGCGGCATACCTTCTGGACCAAAATCTGAACCGCTATCTGATCGACGTGGTTGACCAACTGAAATGGAACTGGACCACGACAGCAGTCGCTGACAGCAACCTTCCCGATCACCTCTTCTACGATCCGCAATTTCCACTGGGCATCATCAATCTCTGGCCGACGCCAACGACCGGATACACCTGCTCGTTCCTGTCCTATCAGCAACTGACTGACTTTCAGACGCTCGATACCGACGTGGGTTTCCCGCCCGGTTACAAGTTGGCCTACACGGCGAACCTCGCCGTATCGATGAAGCCGTATTTCAAGGATGCGGCGCTCGACCCCAGCACAGTAAAGGCGGCCAGCGAGTCGAAGGCGAACATCAAGCGGACGAACATGAGGACTCAAATCGCAATATTCGACCCGGAATTGATCAGTCGTGGGAATGTTGTCTATAATATTTATTCGGATCGCGGAACGGGTAGAAACTAATTATGGCGGAAACCCTTGACTTTTCGATAGATTCAGTTAAGAATTTCCCCTCTTTTATGGGGTGGAATCACATGCATCCTTCTTGGATCGATCACACGGGGGAAAAGTTCGATAAATGGACTGTCATTGAGTATCGGCCGACAGGAAGGTTCCTGTGTCGGTGCGACTGCGGTGCTGAACGAGTGGTCCTCACGACCTCTCTTATGAGCGGAAAATCGAAATCATGTGGTTGTAGGGTCCACGAAACACTTAGAGAAAAACGGGCTAACCTTATCGGAAAACGGTTCGGTATGTGGCTTGTCATGGGCCGTTCGACAGTGAGCGCACATCAGAAGGCGAGATGGCTATGCCGCTGTGATTGCGGAACTGAAACGCCTGTTGTTTGCAGTTCATTGGTCAGGGGCTTATCGACTAATTGCGGTTGTCGACAGTACGAAAATACAGGAACCCGAACACGTATCGACCTAAGTGGTCGTAGGTTTGGATATTGGTTCGCGATTTCGCTGGATCGTTCGGCGCCCAAAAAAGGCGGACCTTTTTGGAAATGCCAATGTGATTGTGGGGTGGAACGGGTAGTTTCGGGCACGGCCTTGCGGGAGGGGTTGACTAAGTCATGTGGCTGTAAAAAGACCGCGCTGTTCGCCGGGCAAACGACGCTCCCTCTATGGAAACTCAATCTGAAGCCACTCGAGTACCATGTGTGGAAGGGGATGATCCGGAGGTGTGATCCGAAGAATAAGGCTTTGTTCCCAGGATACGCCGGTCGCGGGATCACGGTCTGTCCTCGCTGGACCAGCTATCGTAACTTTATCGAGGACATGGGAATACGTCCTCGACAAGGATTGTCCTTGGAAAGAATGAACAACGATCTGGGGTACTCGCCGAAGAATTGCATCTGGGCTGACGCCAAACAGCAAGCAAACAACAGGCGTCCACCTGTGCGGCGTAGAGAGGTGGCTTAATGGCGAAGTCGCCAATTTTAGGTGGATTTGCCACACAAAATTCAAGCGACGCTGGAGATTCAGACGCGCTCAACCTCTGCGTTGAGGTGATCGAGACCCGCGACGGCATCGTTCCCGGCTTTCTGTTCGGCGCGTCCGGCCTCGATTTGCTTGATCAGGTTGGCCGTGTCGGGCTGATCGGAGGCGCGGTCGGATCAGGCGGGACCGGATATGCTTTCGGTGATGTAATTGTGCTGATCCCGATTGAGGGCGGGAACTTCGGTGCCCCTCGGGTCAGAGTGACCACGCTGACCGGTTCGGCTGTGACCGGGTTCGATATCATCGATCCAGGCGACTCGTCCGGCATACCTTCTGGTTTCACCCAATTCTCGACGACAGGGACCGGGACCGGGTTTATCCTGACATCGCCGACATATGATTTTCTTGGTCCTGGCCGCGGCGGTCTGCCACTGAACGACGTTCTCTACGTCGTATCCGGCCCCGAGGTAATCAGCATCACCGCGAACGGCATTCATACCCTCTGCGGGACGATCGGTGACGAGACAACGCCGGTTTCGATGTTCCAGAACAAGAAGCAACTGCTGATCGTCGATGGCGTGGGGGCATGGCTGGTGCCGGGCGGATTGCCTCTCACTGGTGGCGTGGTCGGGCCGGTGATCGGTACCGTAAATCCCGCTGGCGGCCTGTACGCGGTCAACGACACCATTCTCCTGAAGGCGTCCTCTGGCTTTCAGAGCGCCTTTCCGGTGGCGACGGTCACCGCTGTCGCGAACAACCCGGTGACTGACTTCATCCTGCCCAACGCGGGCACTGGGTATTCGACGGCGAGCAACGTCGCGACGACGAACATTCAGCCGCATCCCGGCGGCGGAAGCGGCCTGACGATCAACATCACGGCGGTCGCGGGAGAAATCACCGCCGCTTCAATTACTTCCGGCGGCACCAATTACGCGGCCAATGACACCGGCCTGATCACGGTCGGCAGTCAGGATGCCGTCTATCGGGTGACCTCCGTTGGGGGTGGAGTCGTCACCGGATTCATTCTGCTCAACCGCGGCACGGCCTACGCGATCACCGCCGCGGCGACGACGAAAGCGGCGCCAGGAATCGCCACCAATGTCGGGACCGGGTTCACCGTCGATATCGCCGCCGCCGGACCTATCTCGGGCTTCGCGGTGCATACCGGTGGCCATGGCTATGTCGTTGGCGTGGCCGGTTTCATCACAGGTGGCGGCGTCAATGCGACCTATCTGGTGAACCGGGTTGGCCCGACAGGGAGTGTGACCGGGTTCACGATCACCTCTCCGGGGGCAATTTCCGACCCGGCGATCTCGTTCACCCAGAAATCGACCACGGGATCCGGAGCGGGCTTCACGCTGACCTCGCCGACATATGGCGCTTTCGTCGGTCTGGTGCCGATCGACATGCCGTTTCCGAATCCCGTCATGGGCGGTGTCGTTGACGGATTCGGCGTCCTCGTCTTCCTGAACTCGCAGAATATCGCGTCCTCGGACCAGGAGGACCTCTCGACCTGGCAACCGCTCAATTTCGGGGTGGCCAACCAATCGCCGGACAACTGCGTCACCCTCGGTGTGATCCATGATGAGGTCTACATCATCAAGGAAAAAAACACGGAAATCTGGAATGATCAGGGGCTTCCGAATTTTCCCTTCGGTCCTCTTTCCAGCAACCACATCGAATCCGGTTGCATCGCGCCGTTTTCCGTGGCGCTCGCTGAAGAGGAACTGATCTGGCTGTCCCGCAACGACCAAGGGGAAGGGATCGTTGTGAAGGCGAGCGGGTATTCCGCGGTGCCGATTTCCACCCAGGCGCTGGTGGCGGAATTTCAGAAGTATCCCAATCTCGGCGATGCGATCGCCTACGCGCGGCAGGAAGGCCAGCACGTCTATTACGTGATCACCTTCCCAGAGGCGGACAAGACGTGGCAGTACGACAAGACGTCCTCAAAACTGGCCGGTTTCCCCATCTGGACGCGGCTTGGCGCGCTCGATAACGGGCAGATCAAACGGCACTGGGGCAATTTCTTTACCCCGTTCAAACTCTCGGCCCAGCCGTCGACCACGTTCTCCGCGTATGACCCGAAATCGGTGACGATCACCTCACCAGAGGTGCTGCAAACCGGGACCGGGCTCACGGGCTTGCCTTCCGCTGTCTCGACGGCGCTGCTGTCCATCTGGGTCGATCTTCCGGACGCCGACGGTTCTGGCATCTATTTCTCGAACCAGACCGATGACACGTTGGGGTCAACCAATCCTGGTCTGCTCATCAAGATTGAGAACGATACCCTCGGCACGCCGCAACTCTCCATTGCCGCGTTCGATATGAGCAACGCGCCCATCGTTGGCGCGGGTTATGCTTTCACCAACTGGGCGGCCTGGGTGAACCTGCTGATCTCGATCGACACGACGACGCAGCAATTGCAGGTTTACGCCAATACGATCGTCGCTGGGTCTTTGGTGGAAACCTTGCTGACGCCGACGGCTATCTCCTGGAGTTCGACCAACCCGATCGCGCCGTCCTTCACCCAACCTTGGCATGTGAGCACTGTCCCATGACGGTCTGGGTCGCGGTCGATATGGGGGTTCCCCCCAGCGGTCTATTCAGCGTGGCGTTCGCCGCCTCGGCTGATGGAACGGTCATCGTCGGGTCAGCGGATTTCGATGGCAGCGGTTCCCCGATCGCGTTTCGTTGGACTGGTGCGACATTCACATCGCTCGGTCTCCTGGCATCCGGCACAACATCGCAAGCAGCCGGGGTTTCCGATGACGGCACCATCGTTGTCGGCAGAAGTGACGGCGGCGGATCACTGCCGGATGGAGCTGGGCTCGCCACCAGCGAAGCGTTCCGCTGGACCTCGGGCGGCGGCATGGTTGGCCTGGGCTTTCTCGGGACCGGGCAGGCTTCACAGGCCAACGCGATATCGGCGGATGGCACGACGATCGTCGGCACGTCCAGCAACATGCCAGGATACCTTATCGGTGGGCCGCCTGGGCCGGTTTTTGAATTTCCGTTTGTTTGGACTTCGGGTGGCGGAATGGTGCAGCTCGGTATTCTGTCGGGAGATGAGAGCGGCACTGCTCTGGCGGTGTCCGCCGATGGCAATGTGATCGTCGGGGTGAGCAGCGGACTTGGAGTGGATACCCCTGTCATGTGGACATCCGCCGGTCCCGCGGTCGCTATCCCATTTACCGGCGGCGCAACAACGGGCCAGGCATTTTCGGTTTCTAGCGCGGGCACCGTCATAGCCGGGGGTATGGAGATTAGTGGGTCTGGTAGAATTTTTGTAAACTCAAGCGGCACGACCGCGTTATTGGCTAACCCGTTTTCCCAAACGATCAGCAGTGCCGATGGTATATCGGCTGATGGGCTTCATCTGGTCGGCCGTGGATCATCAGTCGGCGCAGGGCAGGCATGGCATTGGACACTGGCGACGGGATTCGAGGACTTGCCTCCGCTCTCCGGCGATACAATTCCCAGCGTACAGGCGATTTCGTCTGATGGCACCAGACCCGTCGGGAATTCTCAGTTCACGGGTCACGCGGTCTATTGGATCCCGGTTGGCCCTGTCGTTTCCGCCACCATGGCCGAGTTGTGGTTCTCGAACACCGGGGCCTTTGTCGATCTGACCCAGGCCGCCAATCGCCGGAAATTCATCTCGGCCACGGGAGGCGCGCAAAACCTCGGGGTCAATGGCGAACTCCCGTTTGGCGTCTCTCCCGTGGTGTTCCTGACCAATACCGGTGCGCCAGCCAGTTTCGCGCTCAACAACGGCCGCGGCGGTCCCTTCGCGGAGAGCGGCGGCTCTCTGGTCCATGGCGCGACCGATCCCCCGGGGACCTCCGGGTCAGTCACCAGCGGGAGCACGCGCGGGCCGGGGCAAGGCGTGCTCGGTGATTATCGCAGCGGGAACCTCTACGGGTTCAATCCGGCCACATATCTGGACAATGGGACGCCGCGGAAATGGATCAGGCGTTGGCGCGCGCTGCCCGCCACCACGGTCGCGGCCGATCGCTACAGCTATCTCGCGATCAAGATGCAAACCGGCGCCGGCGTGCCGCAGGGGACGAACCCGCAGGTGATGCTGCGCTGGTCGGACGATGGCGGGCATGTTTGGTCGAACTATCGCATGCTGCCGGTCGGGCGGTCTGGAGAGACCGCGTTCACCATCAAGGCGAACCGGCTTGGAGCGACATCGCGGTTCAGCGGCTCGGATCGTATATTCGAGTTGAGCAGCACAGATCCGTTCAAAATCGCTCTGATCGACGCGGAGGTTGACGTCTCGTGAGCCACTTCAAATTGATCGCCAAGGACATCGACGTCGCGCCGTTGCTGGCCGAACTCGATGCGCAGCCGAGCCTATGGAACGATCGACCAGAGCGGCGCCTCGGTAATTCACCGCATCGAGAAACTTCCGACCTCTGGATTCGGTACGCCTCACCCGAGGCCATGCTCGAACCGGAGTTCTCCCAGAAGCCGCACAAGTCCGTGTGGTGGCCCGCCTATCGGCAACTGCCGTCACTGCCTGACGTGCTGATGACCGTGATGGACGCGCTGGACGTGCCGCTGGAGTTCGGCGGCGTGCTCATGACCCGGATACCGCCGGGGTGCCGCGTGTACGAGCACGATGACGACGTGGCCTGGCATGCTCGATATTATTCGACCAAGGTTTGGGTGGTCCTCCGCGGCAACGACCGGTGCGTGAACACAGTTGAAGACGAGAGCATGGTCTGGAAGCCCGGCGAGGGGTGGCACCATGACAACCTGATCCCGCACTCCGTCCGCAACGATGGGGAATCGGAGCGGATCGTCCTCATATTGTGCTTTCGTAAAATCGAAGGTGACGTATGACCATCGAACTCGACGAGGCGACTGCCGCCTATTGGAACGCCAAGACGCCCGCCGAAGAAAGGGCGGCGTACTCGAGGATGCGCGCGGCCGGTGCGCCACCATCATATGGCGAAGATGAAGCTCCACCTATGCGCCCCTTCGCCGACGTCTTCCCCGCGGCGAACATCCACCATCACTTCGTCGGGCAGGACCAGGCCAAGGGCGTCTACGCGAAGGAACTGCATATCCCGTCCGGCTTTCGGATGGTCTCGCACGCGCACCCCTACGATCATATTTCCATTTTGGCGAGCGGAGTGATCACGCTTCAGGTGGGCGACCAATCGCAGCAGATGATTGGTCCGCGTGCGTTAACGATCAAAGCCGGCGAGCATCACACGCTATTTGCTCATACCGACGCGGTTTGGTTCTGCATCCATCCGACCGATGAGACAGACGCGGCCAAGGTCGATGACGCGATCCTGAAGCCGGACTGATGGCGCAATCGCCGAACATCCCGACTCCAAAAGAGCCCGTCGGCACACAGGAAATCGGCGGTGACGGAAAGCCCACCGGCAATATGGTGGTCAACCGGACATGGTGGCGGTTCTGGAACACGCTCGGTGTCAATTCGGGATCCTTGAGCAAGCCGGTCACCATCGCGCCGAACAGCGTGATCACACCTGGCACGATCAATTCCGGGTCTACCGTCACCCTGGCGAACAGCCCGCCTCTGACTATCCTGGGCAACAGCACGAACGCACCAGCGCCACCAGAGCCGCAGGTGGTCGATCCGTCACTGTCATTCAATGGTGGCACGCTGGCGGCGCTGGCCATCCCGGCGGGCACGCTGTCCGGAAATCCAGGGCCCGACGCAAAGCCTCCTGGTGCGATCCTGCTCGGCACTGATTTGTCATTGTTCGGTAATGTGCTGAACGTCACGCCCTCTGGTGGCGGTGTCGTCAGCATGGCTATGGTCAAAGCCATCGTTTATTGGGGAATGTAAATGAATCTCGACACCACCTTGAAGGTCCTGCGGATCGTCCTCGGTGAGGCCAAGACCACCAACGATTGCGATATCACCGCCTCATACGCCGACAGCATGATCAACAATTTCTCGCTTGGCAATCAGAACGAGAAATCGAACGGTACGACGCCGGTCATCGTCGTCGCGGCGCCCGTCACCGACGCACCGCGCCAGGTCAAGGAAATCCGGCTCTTCAACAACGATACCGTGCCGCACACTGTCACGTTGCAGTTGTTCGACGGCACCAACACCTGGATCGTCGGCACGACAGCGACCGCTGATCCGGTGCCGGTGGGCGGTTCGTTCGTCTATACACCTGAGTCTGGGGTGTGTTGCACTGGAGGCGGCGGCGGAACCAGTCTGACCGTTGAGGACGATACCGGCCACACGATTGCCTCCGTTGGCACGCTGACGTTCAAAGGGGTCGTCGCCAGTGGATCAAGCCCGTCCGCGATTACCAACATGACGACAATCACTGGGGCGCCGGGGATTGGTTCGGTGGCTGGAACCGGGATTCTCCTGACAGGGGGATTGGGACCTCCATCTTCTGCCGCGGCGTCGGGCGAATCTGTCCAGATGTACGGTGGGTCCGGCGGTACTGGAACCGTTAACACCTATGGCGGAGAAATCTTCGCCGGTGGGGGCAACGGGGGCTCTGGGACTTATTCCGTAGGCGGGTCAATCATATTCAATGGTGGTAACGCTGGGGCATTCGCGACAAACGGGATAGGAGGAAGAGCCCAGTTCTCGGGCGGCTTTGGCTACGGTACAGGCGCAGGGGGCGCTGCGGCGTTTTACGGCGGCCAAAGCACCGGATCGGGTGCAGCCGGCGATGTCATCGTGCAGCCTGGCAACGCGGGCGGCAGTGGCGCCGGCGGAAACGCCAAGATCAATCTCGGAAGCGGCAGTCCCCCAGGGACCATGCGGATCAACAACGATCCCTCGCTGATCGTCGCCGCTTATTCCTGGGTGGCCGGCGCGCAACTCAACAATCAGACGATCTTCACCACCACGCGCGAAATGCAAGTGACCGCTGTGATAGGAAGGCCCGACATCGTGAACGGGGGTGCCGCGACGCTTGTGATCGTCAAGGCGGCAAGTGGTACGGCTCCCGCTGGCGGAACGGCGCTGACCAGCACATCCATGGATCTGACCGGGACCGCGAACACCAATCAGACGCTTACGCTCAGTGCGACACTGGCCGATATCACGCTCGCCGCTGGCGACAGCCTTTGCATGGTCACGACCGGCGTTCTCGCCGCGTCGGCTGGCTGCATCACCGTTTGGGGCACACCTCAGTAAGGGAGACCACACCATGTCCGCATCCATCGCAGCTGCGCACGCGAAACCAGCCGCGCCTGACGCTCCACCGAAGCCGATGGCAATCGTTCTCACCAAAGTCCGCGTCGTTCGACAGGGCGAAATGACGTATCACGTCCCGGTTGGGAGCGTGGTCGGCATCAAGGTTCTCCCCGCCATGACGACCTTCAATCCCGGTACCGACGCGAAGTTGATCGACGCCGGCACGCTGAAGATCGGTGACGTCGTCGTCGACTGACGGTCTTGTTGCTGACTTCGTTGGCACAATGCTAGGCTGATCTCGCCGAACCGTGGCGGGAATACACGGGTGTCTCACTGTTTTGGCGCGATGCGCCGGAGATACCCGACATGCCGTGGGCAGCAGCCGCATCCGTTGTTGGATCAGTCGCGACAGGTCTGATTGGCGCGGACGCGACCAAATCAGCGGCCAAAACCCAGGCTGACGCCGCGAATAACGCGACCGAGATGCAGCGGGGAATCTACAATCAGACCACCCAAAACCTGTCACCATTCCTTCATGGTGGCACCGCCGCGTTCGGTGATCTGCAAAAGATGCTCGGCATCGGTTCGGCGGGAGGGCCGACCAGCCCGGTGCTGCAAATGCTCGGGATTGGTGGTCCTGGCGGTACCGGTGGCACGGGCAGCATCAATCCGGCGACGTTTCAGTCCTCTCCCGGGTATCAGTACAACCTTCAGCAGGGGACCGATGCGGTCACCAACAGCGCCGCGGCGAACGGTGGCCTTGGCGGCAACGCGCTCCGTGCGCTTCTTGGCGTGGGGCAACAGAACGCGAACCAGGGGTGGCAGCAGTATCTCGGCAATGTTGGGTCTGCCTGGCAGCAGCAGATCGGCAACCTCTCTGGTGTCGCGAACCAGGGCCAGAACGCCGCGGTCAACCAGGGTGGCTTCGGTCAGAGTTTTGGCGCGCAGGCCGGGGCTAACACAATTGGCGCGGGGAACGCGCTGGCCGCCGGACAAGTCGGCAGCGCGAACGCGATGACCGGCGGTTTCAGCAACGCGCTTCAGGCCATCCTCACACAGATGCAGGGCGGTGGAGGCGGAGGTGGGGGAATGAACCTGTTCAGCGGAGGTGGTCCGTTCAGCGCGAACAGCCTGAACAGCACCTTCGGCACTCAATTCGGTGACGGGACATTCCCGTCCGCGTCCAATCCGAACGCGACCGTGCCGGGTTATCAGGCGGATAATTTCACCCCGATCGGATAAACAGCATGTCCGGCGTCAATGCCCAAATCCCCTTGAGTTTTCAGCCGACACCGAACGTCGGACCAAACTTCGGCAAGGCGATTTCGGACGCGAACAATCTTGTTCAACTGCAACAGTTCAAGCAGCAGGTGGAGCGCGCCAACAAATTGCGCGACATCCTCGGCGCACCGGACGCGATCGACCCTGCCACGGGGGCTCCAAAGCCGGACACGCTGTCCAGGGTGATGGGCGTCGATCCAGCGGCCGGGATGAAATTGCAGCAGAACACATTGGAGATGCAGCAACACAAGCTGCAGATGGACCGATACAAGACGGACACGTTCGCCAAGCAGTACGAACTGACCAAGGATGTCTCGAACGAAGCCTACACGGCATACAAACAGGCCCTCGCGGACGGTAAGGACGAACAGGCAGCGCGCGCCATCGGCCAGCAGGCTCAGACGGAGGGACAGGAGCGTCTTGCGAAAGGTGGCGGATTTTCTGAGGAACAGCAGAAAAGTTGGCCGCGCCAGTTCGATCCTGTCCAAGCGGCCGGGCATGTGCAGACCTATCAGCAGTGGGAAACCGAGCGCGATAAGGAAAAGCAGCGAGGAATTGAGGAAGAGAGGATTAAACGGCAGGAGAAGCGCGACGAAGACACTAACCGCCGTGCGGGCGCCGCCATCGGCAAGGATTCAAAGGGAAGGCTCATATTTGCCTTCCCGAATGCGGAACCTGGAAAGCGGTTGCAGTACGGTGATGGCTCGTCCGTTCCTCCGGAAGAAGAGGGCGGCTTCACGAAGGTAGGTACCGGCGCAGGTGCGCAGAAGGACGCAGACAACGCCGCGATCGAAGCGGGGATCCGCAAAGACCATTCGGACTGGGGGGAAAATCAGGTCAAACTTGAGCGGATGCGTCAGGTCGCCGGGGCGACCAACAAAACCCTTCAGGATCCAACCAAGGGTTGGGAAATTCTGACTGACGCCGAAGGCAACGACTATCAGCATCGCAAGGGTACGGGCGAAAGCCTGGACATGAATGGCGAGCCCTACGCGCCAAAGGGTCACTCGACGAAACTCGCCGGTCCGCGCGCGCCCAGCGCGGCCAATCAGGACCGGGACGCGGTGACCAATGTTGTACGGTCCGACTATGAGAAGGAATTAGGTCGGCCCGTAAATCTGGCTGATCCCAACGAAAAGGCGGAACTGGACCGTCGCACGCTCGCGGCCGAGGACAAGCGCGCCGCCGATCGGGCGGGGGCGACCACGGGCGCGCGGGTCGCGGCGCAACAGGCCGCCGGCAAACCGATGCCAGTGACCGTCAACGGCGTGCGGCAGGACGCACTGTTTCACGACGGACACTATTTCAATCTCGATGGCACGCCCATGGAGGGGAAAGTCCTCGGGGTCACCCGCGCCGAAGGGAGCAAGACACCCGGGCAGGCCGCCGAAGAAGACGCTATGTCCATCGCTGACAAGCGCATCGCGGCCATGGAGACACAACGCGGCACCCCGCTCGATCAGGCGGAACGCGCCGAACAACGGCAGATCGCGCGGGCTGATCCCAAGATCCAGGAGACCGCGCGCAAGCAGGACGCGAACGCGATCGATGACGACTCGGCCAAACTGATCGCAGAGGAAAGCCTCCGCGGGGACTGGCATGGCACCGTCGGCATGGGCCGCAATCAGGCCAGCATGCGCAAGATCGCCGAATGGCGTGGCAAACTGGCCAAGGAGCAGGGTCTGTCTGGTGCCGACCTGGCGGCGAACACCGCCGAGTTCATGGGCATCCTGGCCGCCGAACGTGTGCTTGGTACTCGAGGCGCCGGCATCGATCTGGGCATCGCGGAAGCGGGCAAGTTCGCGCCGATGGTTCTTCGCGCCTCCGATATGGTCGACCGGACGAAATTTCCCACGGTCAATTCTCTGTTGCTCGCGGCGGAGAAAGGTACCGGAGGCGAAGCGGTCATTCGCCTAATCGATTCACTGAACGCCTACAAGATGGCGTACACCCAGATCCTGACCCGCGGTGGCATGCCCACGGATGATTCACGGCGCCGGGCTGATGAGGTCATCGATAAGGCCTGGTCGAACGGACAGATCAAAACGGCCCTGGATCAGTTGAACCAGGAGATGAACGGGGCACGTAGCGCGGTCCCGGAGGTCCGCGACAACCTTTATAAGGCTCTGACTGGCAAGTCTCGGACATCGCCCGTTGATCAGGTGCCATCGCCAGTCGATCGCGCGCACCAAAGCCAACCCACGCAAGGCCAAGGCGCGATTTCGCCGGAACTGCAACAGGGGATTGATATCCTCAAGAAGCGCCCAGAGACGGCGGCGGCGTTCGAGAAGCATTTCAATCTGCCCGCCGGGTCGGCGCAACAGTATCTCAAGGTGGCGCCCGCAGCGCCGGCAGCAGCGCAACCAACCCCGGCGCTGACGCAACAAACACCTGCTCCAGCGCAACAGCCGACGGGCACACCCGCGCCAACCCAACCGACCACGCCGACTCCACGTGAAGCCGCCAAGCCAAATATCGAGACCATGCAATCCGCCACTGGAACGGGCGGAAAGAAAATCTACTGGGATGGTCAGGCGTGGATCAATCCTGACGGCACGCCATACAAGCCATGAGCGGAAATATCACGCCGCCGCCGGGGTTCACGCTGGATCGCGCCCCGCCGCCCCCGCCTGGCTTTACGCTGGATGCCAGAACGAAACCCGCGCCCGACGGTCTTCCATGGGATGTTCCCTACACCGGCGCGCAGATGCGTCAGGCCCGCGAGCAAATCCGGAAAGGCGAGGAAGAAATCAGGGCATTGGAGCCCGAGCCAGGACTCGCCCATTTGCTCACTGGGCCGATCCGGGTGGCGCAGCGCGGCGGTCAACAGGCGTTAGGCGAACGTCCATTGCCCACTGGTGTCGAGGCACTGGAAGAAGCCTCGCTTGGTGTGCGGCCATCGAAGTTCACATCGGCCGAGCGCCCGAGTGCCGCCGCCGCTCCACGCGTCGAGCCAGCCGTTCCTGGTGCGCCAGCGCCACCGACCGGGTTCACTCTGGACGCCGCGCCAGCGCCGGCCGCTCCAAAGACAGCTCCCGAGACCACGGGAACGGTAAACCTTGGCGGCGTCACGATGGGGGAGGCTCCGCGACCAGGCGCCCCTCCGGCCGAACCAGTTCCAGCGCCAGCGGTGGAAACCGAGACCGTTGCCGTCCCGCAGGCCGATGGCACGGTAAGGCAGGTTCAGGTCAAGACGGGCGAGCCGCCGCCGCCCAGTGAGCCACCGGCACCGACGACCGCCGAAGCACCACCAACCGGACCCGTGAACCCGGCCGACCTCCGCGCCGGCTTCCCTGACCTGTCGGATGAGCAGTTCGAGGCGCTGTTCCAGCAGGCCAACCGGGAGGTGCCGCGCCCGACAACGAATGATCCGGCCGATCAGCAAGGCTGGATGAAGTCCGTGATGGGCGTCATGGCCCGGCTCGCGGTGCCCGCCGCGGCTGAGGAACAGAAGCCGACGCGCATCACGAGTTCGCAGGTGCAGGCCCGCGATGGTGTTGGCGCGGTCGAAGCTGGTAAGCGTGCCGCTGCGGAAAACGCGGCCCAGGAACAGCAGAAGCCAGCCGATCCATGGGCGCCCGTGGCAGTCGCGCCGCTCGGTGAACCCGACCAGGAAACACCGATCGCGCAGGCGCAGACCGAGACGAGGCCGGAAACTCAACCCGAGGCCGGAAACAGGCCGGAAACTGAATTACCGGCCTCAACACCTGCACCATCGCCAGAAGCCCCGTCACCAGATCGCACACCTGCGCAACCCCCGCGCACCAGTGCTGAAGTTACTCAAAACGAGCCTGTAGTTGCTCAGAACGTCGCGCCGATCGAGGCGCACGGCGGGCCGTGGACACCGACGGGCAAGCAGAACCACCTCGGCGAGGATGTGTTCGAGAACCCGAACGGTGTCCGCGCCATCATGGACAACGGCGTGCCGTGGACTGAGGCAACCAAGGAGACCGACAAAGGCCTGGTGCCGAAGAACCCGGGGAATCGGAAACGGCAGCACCTGACGACGGATGAACCCTGGGCGGAGCCAGCGGCAAAGCCGAAACCAGCACCAAAAGCAGCGAAAAATATTCCCGAAAATATTCCGAAGGCACCGGAAACAGCCGAAAAGCCGAAAGCGGACTGGTCTCTCCTGGGCAAGAACGCGGACGGCCAGGATGTCTACGCCAACCCACAAGGCGTGCATTCGACGCTGGTCGATGGCATCCGCACCGTCGAGGCGGTCCGCCTGAAACCGACACCGCAGGGCATGGCGATGTCCGTGCCGCCGCCTGGCGAGAAGGACCCGCAATTCCAGGTCGTGGCGCCCGCGACCGAAACTGGACCGGAAGTGGACCAAAAAGGGACCGAATCCGTCCCGATCCCGGCCGAGGCGCACCCAGACTCCACACCCCCGTCTTCCGATTCCTCGACAACGGATGAGGCGGCGAAACCGGACACGGAAGCAGAACCAGTAATTCTGCCACCAAGCGAGCGACCGCCAACACCAAAATCATTCTGGTCATACCAAGCGCCAACTCCTCCCGGTCCGCCTCTGCACATGACACAAGATCAATGGGAGCAGTTGTCTCCCGGCATGCGCCGCGAAATCTGGAGATCTCAACCCGAATTGTGGGGACCGGCTTCAGCGGAAGCGCCGAAGGCCGAGGAACCGGCGGAAGCCGAACCCACGAAGCCGATCCCGTCCTCGCTCGACGTCGCCGAACAGCAAGCGAAGAAGAACCGCACCGCATTGCCTGGATACGACCCAGACAGTGGCGAACTGGTGAACCCGGATGCCGCGTTCGCCGACATCCTGGCCAACAGCCTCGACGATCCGAACCACGTCATCGGCGCCAAGGGATTGATGCAGGCGGCCGAAGGCATCTTCGGGGGAACACTGGCCAATGGCATCCTGAAGCGGGATCGCCTGTATGACGCGATCGAACTGGGCGTGAACACTTTCATCGCGCGCCATCCCGAGCGGTTCGCGCCAACCGGAGACCTCGAAGCCGCGAAGGCGGTTGCCGCTGAACTGGCCACGCTGAAGGATCGTATCCCGACGCAGACAGTGCGCGCTGGCGACAAGGAGAAGCTCCAGCAGTTCAGCACGCCGCCGGATTATGCTTTCGCCGTCGCATGGGTCGCGAACCTAAAACCCGGTGAAGTCGTGATCGAGCCCTCGGCGGGCACCGGCGGCATCGCCGTCCATGCGATGAATGCTGGCGCCAAGGTCATCGGCAACGAAATCTCGCCGATGCGTCGGACGATGATGGAAACCCTGCCATTCAGCCAGATCACGAAGGAAAACGCGGAGCAACTGCACAACATCCTGCCGCGGGACATCAAGCCGACCGCCGTGGTGATGAACCCGCCATTCTCCAGCGCGGGCGATCGCATGGGCGGCAAAATGGTGATCGAGACTGGTGCCGTGCACATCGAGCAGGCGCTGAAACGGTTGGAACCCGGTGGTCGCCTGGTGGCGATTGTCGGCGATGGCATGAAGCCAGAGGGTGCGGAGACCGCCGGCAAGAAAGGCCGAAACAACGCCACTGGCGCCACCTTCCGCGACTGGTGGAAGAAAATTGGCGCGGAGTATGATGTTCGTGCCAATATCGGTGTCGGTGGTGAAATCTACCGCAAATACGGCACGACCTTTCCGACCCGTCTTTTGGTGATCGACAAGGTTCCGCCGAGCGACCAGCCACCCGTGGTGACCACCGCCATTACGTCAGCCGAACTGTTGGATGCGCTGCAAGGAGTGCGCGATGCCCGCCCAGGAAGTGCCGATCAACCAGTGGCCGATCAACCAGGCGGCGCTCCAGTGGCTCCAGAAGGCCAAGGAGACACCGCACCCGGACAAGCCGTACGTTCTCCAACTGGCGACGTGGGGCCTGGAGGAAAACAAGATCGACCTGCCGCAGCCAATCGCCCCAAGCCAGCCAACACCGGAGGCGGTAAAGCAGGTGGCGTTCGGCCTGGCGGACGTGTGGGGCAAGGACCAGTCCTATCAGGCGATGCGCCGACTGTTCAGCAACCCAAACCTCTCCCACAAGGAGGAAATGGACAACCTGAGCAACAGCCTATCGCGAGCGACGTCTCCGGAGGGAGCGGCACAGGCGGTGATACAAGTCATCTACGACCTGATGGTAGCGACCTCGCCGTAACGCCACCCGCGCCGGAACTTCTGGAAACCAGCATCGTCGTTCCGGAGGATCAGACTGGCGGAGAACTCACCGAGAGTGTCTACGAGGCTTACAAGCCGCAACGGGTCACGATCGAAGGCGCGCAGCCGCATCCGAGCCCACTGGTGCAGTCCGCTGCAATGGCGTCAGTCCTGCCGCCGTTGGTCACTTACAGGCCGAATATCCCCAAAAGCCTTATTGAAAGTGGCGCTCTGTCCTCCGCGCAGTTGGAGACGATCACCTATGCCGGCAACGCGCACACGCAGATGCTGGAAAAGGACCAGGACGGCGTAGCCAAGCGCCGCGGCTTTTTCATCGGCGACGGGACCGGCGTAGGAAAGGGCGCTACCGTTGCGGGCATCATCCTCGATAATAAATGGCGGGGTCGCAAAAAGGCGCTCTGGGTCTCCGAGAAAATGGCGCTGTCGAACGATGCCAAGCGTGACTGGGCCTGGGTCGGACAAGACAAAAACGAAATTCTCCCGCACAACAAGATCAAGGCCGGGGACGAGATCAAGCACGACGGGATCCTGTTCACGACTTACGACACGGTGAAGTCGGGGGAGAAGTTTGGCGGCGGTGGTGAAGGTCTTACGCCAGGGGCGCAAGTCGTCGTCAAGGACAAGAACAGAACCGTCAAAGCGACACTTAAGAGCCTAAATTCGGATGGCAAAACGTGGCTTGTTTCCGTTGAGGCCGCCGATGACAAGTACGGCAAGACCATGGAGTATTACATTCCGGTCAAAGATATTGCGTTGGCCGGCGCAGAACCAAAAACCCGTGTGCAGCAGATCGTCGATTGGCTCGGCAAGGACTTCGACGGCGTGATCGCCTTCGATGAAGCCCACAACATGGCGAACGTGACCGGGGGAACGGGAACGCGCGGCAAGAAGGAAGCGGCGGCGAAAGCTCTGGCCGGTCTTGAACTGCAAAACGCTCTGCCGAATGCCCGTGTGGTCTATGTATCGGCCACCGGCGCCACCGAGGTCAGCAATCTGGCCTATGCCGATCGCCTCGGCTTGTGGGGGCCGGGGACCGCCTTCGCCAACCGGAGCGACTTCCTGTCCCGTGTATCATCCGGTGGGGTGGCGGCGATGGAACTCGTGGCCCGCGACATGAAGGCGCTGGGCTATTACACCGCGCGCAGCCTGTCCTACGACGGCGTTGAATATGACCGCGTGCAGCACGACCTGACCCCGCCGCAGCGGATCATGTACGACAAGATCGCCGATGCGTGGCAACTCGTCCTGCGAAACATGATGCAGGCGTTGGAGGACACCGGGGCCGACGGCAAGGGCGGTCCGAAGTCGGCCATCCTGTCCGCGTTCTGGGGTGGGCATCAGCGGTTTTTCAACCAGTTGATCACGTCGCTCCAGATGCCGAGCGTCATCCAGGGTATCGACAAGGACATCGCCGAAGGCCGTCAGGCGGTGCTGCAACTGGTCAACACTAACGAAGCCGGCCAGGAACGCGCGCTCGATAAGAGCAAAGCCCGCGGTGACGAAGACCTGGAAGAACTCGATATGTCGCCGCGTGATCAACTCTTGCAGTTGGTCGAGAAGGCCTATCCGACGCGGCAGTATGAAAGCTATGTCGACGATGAGGGGAACGAGCGGGTGCGTCCCGTGTCTGATTCCGAGGGAAATCCCGTCCACAACCCGGATGGGATCGCGGCCAGAGACAAGTTGATGCTGGACCTTGGCTCACTCCGGGTACCCGACGGTCCGCTGGAAATCCTGGTCAACCACTACGGGCCCGAAGCCGTGGCCGAGGTCACCGGCCGCAAGCAGCGGGTGGTGAACAAGGCCGACGAAACCGGGCGCATGAAGAAGACCTTGGAGAAACGCGGCGCGGACGTCAACGTGGCCGAAGCCAATTCATTTCAGAGCGGAAAGAAAAAGATCCTGATCTTTTCGCAGGCGGGAGGCACCGGGCGCAGTTATCACGACGACAAGACGGCCGATCGCGTGGATGACACCGGACGCCTTGGCATCGGCGGCAACGGCGCGCGCCGATCTCACTATCTGGTGCAGGCCGGGTGGCGCGCGGATACCGCGGTGCAGGGCTTCGGCCGCACGCATCGGACCAATCAATGGACGGCGCCGATCTTCCATCTCGTGACGACCGACCTGGAAGGGCAGAAGCGGTTCATCTCGTCGATCGCCCGCCGCCTGGGGCAGTTGGGCGCGTTGACCAAGGGCGAACGGCGCACCGGCGATCAGGGTATGTTTGGCCTTCAGGACAACCTGGAAAGCGACGAGGCGAAAGCCGGACTGGTGCAGTTGTTCCGCGATATCCACGGCGGCCGGGTCGAGGGCTTCACCCAGGATGACCTGGCGGAACAGATGGGCCTTTTCATTGCGAACGCGGACGGCTCGTTGAAGGACGAACTCCCGCCGATGACGCAATTCCTCAACCGGGTGCTCAGTCTGAAGGTGGACGACCAGAATCGGGTGTTCAACGAGTTCGCCACGCGCTTCCGTGACATCGTGGATCGTGCTGCGGCGGCGGGCACACTCGATGCGGGAACCGAGACGTACAAAGCGGACAAGATCGTTAAGGTCTCCGATCAGGTGGTCTACACCGATCCGAACTCTGGCGCGGAGACGCGGCACGTCCACCTAATGACGCACAACCGAAACTATCCGTCGTCTTTTGAGGAAGTCATGTCCGGTCAATCGGCCAGATCGGGCTGGAGCGCACCGCAGTATTTCATCCAGAACAAACGCAGCGGCATGATCTCCGCCGTCGTTCCCACGACCTATGCCAAGGTCGAGGCGAACGGGCAGGTCACCGAGCATTATCGTATCGTGACCCCGATCGACTGGCGCTACATCCCAGAGGAGGAGTTGTCCGCCGCGCTGGGAGACACATTAACGACAGTCAAGGACAACGCTGAAGCCAAGAAATTATGGGATGAGCGTGTCGCCAAAACGCCTGAGTTCCGTGAGGCCGATTTGCACATCATCACGGGCGCGATCCTGCCGATCTGGGACCGTTTGGCAGGTCAGCCAAAGATTTTCCGGCTTCAGACCGATGGCGGTGAGAGGCTTCTCGGGCGGGTGGTCGACAACAAGGTGATCAACCAGACCTTGGAGCGGTTGGGCGCCGAAGGGGTAAAACTCAACATCAAGCCGGCTGACGTCGTGGCCCGAATCATGGACGGCGGCGTCGCGAACATGGCGAACGGCTGGACCATCAAGCGCCGTCGCGTGGCCCAGGAGTGGCGCCTCGAACTGACCGGAACTGACCTCTACAGCCACACAGCGGAACTGGAGGCCGCCGGGGTCTTCCGTGAGCGAATCCCCGGGACTTACGATACGAGGTACTTCATCCCCACTGGGACGAGTGGTGCCGGGACCATCGAGGCGATCACAAAACGCCGCCCGATCATTTCGTTGGAAGGTGACTGATGGCAGACGACAATTACGATCCCGACCGCCTTCAGAGCGAACGTCCCTCGGGGACGCCGGTTACCAGGGTGCGACCGCAGAAGCTGTCTCGTGATGATGTGGAGAAGTTGGTCCGCAAATATAATCCGGACATCACCGAGGCGGCGGTCAAGGGCGAAGCCGACAACGTGGAGCGGGAGAGTGGCGGAAACGCGGCCAACAAGACCGGCGATGGCGGCACCTCCGGAGGTCTCTATCAGCACCACAATACCCGCCTGACCGGGCTGAAAGACTTCGCCGCCAAGGAAAAAGCCGACTGGACCGATCCCGATATCCAGGTGCGGTACTCGAGGCTG